AAATAGCAATTTATCAAAGAAAACCAACACCAGTGATTTTAACGATTTGAAAAATTCAATTGTCATGGTCAATGTCACTGGATTTGCAATTGGTATTGACGGTAATAATGTTATAATCCAGTGGTTGACCGGAGTGAATAGAGAATTTGGCTATGCACTTAATATTAGCACCACGGATGGTACAATGCAGTTCTTCTATCGTGAGAATGGTGCGTGGAAACCATCCTGGACCAAATAATCAAATTATGTCGGCTTATTAAATTTCCAAACCTGTTTCCATTTTTGACCGTCATAAAAATCATACCAAATGCCGGTGTTGTTAAATGCGATTGACGCAATCTCACCGTTATCATAATATAGCTGAAATGCCCGGTCAGTTCGGTCAGAATACACGGCTGTAAAACCATTAATGTTCTTGACGCCGTTTAAAGTCACCTTTGCATTGGTTTTTGCTAAATTGCTATTTGCAGTAGCAATATCATCCGTATTTTTTGTGATTGCTTGCTGCATCGAATAGACCAGCGAAGATGACGGAACTGTGGTTTGTGAATTTGTTTGAACGGTTGAAATTAATGCTTTTAGTGTATCAATTATTTCATTAGCTTTTTCAACAGTTTCTTCCAGTTTATTTTCTGTTTTATTAAGATGTTCAGCATCAATATCCGGTTCAGAATTATTTACATAATTAGTTGGATTATAGTTGTCCATTTTTTCTAAATCATTTATTGCCATGCTCTCCTCCTATATGCTGCATTTTAATTCCCTTAATGTCATATTGACAACTGATGTACTTGCTGTAGTGCGCATAAAAAGTGATATATATATAAATCGTGTTCCAGTAATATTGGATACATCAAAACTATTCGTTTTTAAATTGCCTGATGTATTTGGTATTTCTCTCCTCCAATAATCTCCTAGTCCATCATTATAATCCTTTCCAGAGCCACTAGAATCTCTCATATATATATAATCACTAACATATCCAGTAGCCAGCACCATTTCACAACCACCAGATGCATTGGCGAGGGAATATTTTAACGTTATTCGATTGATATTATCAAAATTGAGAGGAACATTAAATACAATTGCTGTTGTTACATAATCTGTGCTAAGGGGATTCTCAAGATGAATGTTATCCCGCCCAAATGTCACGTCCCCTTTGTAGTACGCTCCTCCTTTGCGCCCAAAGGAAGGAAACGAGCTTATTGATTGTCCTGGAGCAAACACACCATTGTAATATGGCGTATATGGGTCGTCATTTTCATATCCTTCGTAAGTTCCTACAATAGTTGTATCTCCTACCCTAATGACTACATTCTTTTTTATATTTGATGCAATAAGATTCGGTAGTCTTTCAACAAAAACATCGCCTGACATATATTTACCAGCTGTATCTACTGTTTGCAAATCCGCGCTTGGAACAACGTACTGATTACCTAGTGTAGGTATATTTTGTGTTACTGTACTACCAGCTTCATAAAACCCTTCTCCTAAAGATAACGTCTGATTTAATTGTAGTTCATGCTTTTCAGGTTGTATAATCGGCATTGTTCCAATTTGTTCATCATCGCTTCCACGACCTAAAAATATTTTTCCTGCCTTTACGCTCGATTGAAGGGCAGTTAAATCACTTGTATCTGCATTAGCTCCATTCTTTTTAATTATGCAATCAGCCATTTTTAATCAACCCATCCCTCAAATGTCCCAATATATGGACCTATTTTAACTCCCTTTTTTATCACAGCGCTTGAAATCCCCGATATACCACCAATAAAAACATTGCCGGTCATATATGTTCCTTTAACTCCAGCCGTTGTTCCATTGATGGAAGGGTCAACGTATTGTGCTCCCAATGTTGGAATATCTTGTTTTAATGTTATTGAAACAAAATACCCTTCTGGAATAGAAAACTTTCCGTTAATGGGAAAATCATGTTCCACATTGTAATAAGTAGGCATAGTTCCTTCTTGTGTATTTTCTGTTCCTGCACCAATAAAAGTCTGTCCATATTTGACATCTTCTGGTTTCGCAGTAAGATAATCATTATTAAACATACCGCCGTTATATAGTATACATTCTGCCATACTAGTTTCCTGCCCCTTTTACAAGAATTTGAAAATCAGTTGATGGTTTAGAGCCATAGCAATATAGTGTGACAATTCCATTTCCACTCTCAGCACTATCGACATATCCAAAAGCCTTTTTTCTCTCTCTGGCTACGCTTGCGCTTGGTTTATCCCCTAAATATGGACCACCAATAATAAGCCCTATGTTCTCTTTTGCTCCCGGAACACCCACTGTCTGAGAATATGGGACAGAGGTGCTCCAATTTGCCGAAGGGACCATAATCCTTTTTATACCTTTGATATCTTGGATTTCTGAGTTGTTTTGTAATACAGCCTTATTGGTTTCGTTAATGTCAGCAGCCGAAAAAATGTCTCCGATTTCTTGATACTCTGTTTTATCTTCAAGCGTTGTTAGGCCGGTTGACGCATCTGTGGTCATCTTATATTTTCGTAATCCAGAAAATTTGTCATTTTTAAAATTTGTTTTTAAATTCATAGAATAATACCTCTGTTTCCTATAACTTTGGTTCCCAATTTAAACGACAAATATTGAGGACCCGGATAGGACTTTTCAATCAAATTACCTAAATCATAAATGATTTTTTCTATGGCATTGGCCTGATAAATTGATGTGTATGTTATCTTATCTGGGGTAAGGGGAGTGCTATCACCTGTATAGTACGCGTTTCTTATTGCAGCTATATTTTTTCTTAGACGTTCCATTTCTTTATCCGTCCTATGGTCCTCAGGTTTCCAATTCAGCTTGTTGTTTGTCGTATTTCTATATCCATACTGGTTGAGAACATAAGATACCCATTTAATCGCCTGTTCGATTCGGTTTAGGTCTTTATAATCAATGTAAGCTTTGTCAGTTAATTCTATTATGTCTGACTGCGTACGGTCAAAAATAAGAGATTCTAAATACTTACTCATGTATTTTTACCTCTGCCTTAATTTCGTTGGGAGAAAAGCTGTAATTGTAGCTCTCAATAATACCGGTGCGGTATCCATCATAATCTGTATCAATCCTAACCTTTTGTCCTAGTTTTTTATTTCCTATAAGTACATCCCCCACCACATTTTCTGCGCGCTGGTAATATGCATATACACGTTCAAGCACTTGCTGAGCATTACCATTGTGCACCAACGTTGCATCTGTTACTTCGCGAATATTTTTGTTAAACACAATATCGGGATTCTCTTTAAGGATTGATGTGGTAAGATGGTTGTATTTCTTTCCGGTTAATATTACATTTCCACCGGTTCCGGTTATGTAAGCATAGTTATCACCAAACTGACCAATGGTGCCGCCAGTTATCTCCAGACCATGATAAGGCTCACTAAAAATAACCTCTGCTGTTCCATTCAATGTATCATTATATAGTTCTTGTGCCTCATCCGATTTTTGATATGCATGAACTGTTAACCGGATTCCGGTGACAATATCAGAATGCTCCAATGTAACACCAGAAAATACTTCATCATTCAAAAATTCACCACTCAAATCATTTTCTTGCGGATAGATAACAATTCCGTCATAATTGCTTGTATCTGCAATAGCTCCAATAGCAAAGCATATATATACTAATGCGTTTCTCTTTGTGGTATACGGTATGTAACCATAAAGCGGAATATCCGAAAATGATTCATCCAACAAATAATTAAAATCTTCATTCTCAAATATTTTATCTAATACTTCAGAAACCGGCTGGCCTGTATATATTCCTCCAGCAAATTCATTACCATCCAATACCCCCACTGCATCATGCGCGTCCATATGGTAATCCGTTTTGTTTTTCCTGGCACCGTTTTTAAGATAAAAATTTCCTATCAACTCACCGTTGAAATATAAAGTAAGTTTCTGCTTTTTCTGTAAATCAAACGGTATATCGGATGTTGTCCTGACCGTGAAATTCAAGGTGTTAATACTTATGCTTTCTGATATTGCATTGATTTCTTGCAAACAGTTTCTTTCCAATAATTCGTTGTCCAGAAAATCACGGTATATTCCATAATCTATTCTGGTAACAAATACTGGCCTTATGGGTTTTGATGTCTGCAAAAACGTGATTTCCAGTTTGTTATATCCTCTCACATAGTTATTACAAAAATATCGAACTGAATCCGGGGAAAACTCCATATCTGACAATAGGTTATTATCCGCGTACCACTTTACTCTCATTCGTGTGCAATAATCTCCAGACATCATATTAAAAGTAAAAAGCAGTCCTACACTGGTGAATTTTTGATTAAAGGTTACTGTCAGCATGGGGGATTCAATTAACTTTTCAGTTGTTGATTTAGGATATAAAAACATTCCTGGATGCAAACCTATTTGGGGTTTAAGTCCTTGGCTTTGCTTAACATATCCGAACAATCCTTGTTCATTTGATACTTCTGGGCTTATATATCCATACGGAAGCGGATTATCTGGAAAATTGATATACTTTCCATTCAGCAGAGAAAACCGCGGAAAGCATAGAGCATATCCAGGATAAGAAATATCATCTCGCTTTAATTCTGGAAATTCTTGCTCTGTTATTGTCCCACGCGGATGTAAACCAGGGCCTGGATGAAGCCCTATTCTTGGTCTTAATCCAGGTCTTGTAATGGATGCTGTACTATTTTCTTTGGCATAAGGGGCCAAGTCATCATAAACAATCTTTAATCCCTCAGTATTCTGTTCTGCATCAGATAATATGGATTGCTTTAAAAACACATCACGGCCTCCTCTGCGGCTCCATAGCGGTAAAGGTAATAGATAACCCGGTCCAATGGTTACGCTCGCCTTCTTTTCCGTTCTTGTTGATTTTTAAATCATCATCCCCGCTCGTTATGTATGCTTCAAATTCCTTGGTAGCTTGACCATATGGAAATACCATATTATGAGACTCGACCGGAGCGGAGATAATTTCATAAAATGTATCATAGTCAGCTGGGTTACTTCTTTCTGCATCAATATCGAGGGTGTAATTATAAAATGTACCAATGATATCCCGGTGCATCCGGTAAGATTGCAAACGTCCAGAATTTTCACTATCTGCGACCGAAAAATTTCGCTTTAAGGATTTTACCCATAGACGGAGATTAACTCCGTCTATGGTAAATACTCCGTTCCCATTCTGTGCCACTATACGCTTCCCTCCGTAACCATTCTTACACCCACACGATTCTTTTCGTTGTTTCCGAATTTGACTACAAGCTGACCAAATCTTGTACCATCAAGTATTAGCTCCGCTTTAGCAATCTGGTTTCCGCTTGATATATTGCTTTCTGCCAGTGCTTCCTTAAGAGCTTGCTTCATAGTTGATAGCGGAGACACAACTTCTGTTTCACGGTTGTTATCTCCCAAGATAGCAGCAAACATTCCGGCCCGTGGTGGTACTACTGTTCCCGTTGCAAGCATTGGCATTTTATAGGGGACTGCTGCATAGGCAGACATGGGGTAGGCACTTCTTCCTCCATACCCACCAGAATATCCGGCAGATGCAGCACGCTTACCAGCATTAATTGCTATTGTAGCAGCAGCTATTCCAGCGGCCAATGAAGCAGCTACAACACCAGCGCCTACACCACCAGCCAAAGCGCCCAAAGCAACCGCCAAGATTCCTACTGCCGAAGCCGCTGCCAGTATACTTGATATAACCCTTTCTGTAGGTGACATGTTGTTCCAGTTTTTTGCTAAAATTGCAATAACTGCAATAACACCGGCTATAGCGGCTGTTAATGCTCCGAACTTTAAAGCCCCTAATGCCAATTTAGAAATTATTGCTGCTAAATCAATGCCGAAAATTGCTAAAATTGCTGATAACGATTGTATCATTGATATCATCTTTACAATTCCACTTACAAATTCAATAAATTTCCAAGCCGCAAAAAATGCTACTACTGCAACTGTAATATTTTCCACCAACGTCTGGTTTTGACTTACCCAATCCGAAAATTTAGTCAACCATTCTACGACTTTTTCTAATGCAGCTATGATAACTGCTCCGGTCCACTCTCCTAATGGCTGTAAAAATTCTTCCCATAACCATATTCCCAATGGCTTCAGTGCATCAATCACACTATGTATTGCTTTCAGGGCTGCTGCAATTAAATCAAATACTATTGGCAACGCTTGCTCTACTCCCCATTTTGCAATTGGAAGTAGTACATTGTTAAGAAACCACAATATCAAGTTTCCAACATCTGATACAATAGGTTTTACAGCAATCAAAATCCTGTCAAAGCTTTCCAGCAAAGGTGAAAAATCCAAATCCGCAGACCATTCTTTTAAACTTTCTGATGCTTGACGGAAAAATCCTGTTATTTCAAGAATAATATCCCCAAGGTGCCTTAAAATGTTTGTTCCAGTATCGCCAGATACCCACGCCTTATCAAAGTTTGTAACTAGATTACCAACTGTATCAACCAGATTTGCAAAAGTAATTAGTAAATCATCCGTGATTGCTTTCCCATATCCTTCTACATTCCACACCTGCATAAACGATGCGCCTACATCACTTGCGAGCTGTTTAATAGCAGAAAATGTATTTTGCAACGAACTCATTACCTGTGGGCCATTTTCAAGCCATGATTCTTTAAGCGGGTCGAACAGTTTCCCAAGCGTATTCTTTATAGCCTCTGCCTGTAGCTTAATATCATTGGATACTTCTTCCGTGGTAAACATATCCTCTGGTTTAAGCTCGTTCTTATCTTCGCTTTTTTTCTTTCCTGTTGTTATCTGTATCAGCTTATCAAATGGTGCTAATGCCTTTTCTGTTTCTTTGGCTGCATCCTTGGTTTCGTCTTTGGTCTTATCCAGTCTATCCGCGTAATCCTGCTGGACCTTAACCGCCTTGACAAATGTATCCTTACCAGTTAATGCCGCCAGCAGTTGCGCCGTCCAGGTAACGGCTTGGGATAGCAAATTGATAAACTGTGCCAGGGCCGGAGCTGCGTATTCCACCAACGGGGAAAAGGCTGTGCCAAAAGAGTTTTTAAGCTGGGTCATACTGGACATCAGCATGGATAACGCTTTATTGGTATCATCTGAATACTGGGACAGATTATCCATACCTTCTTTAAGGCCGCCTGTTACTGCTGATATTGCACGGAATACGGTACTAAACAGGATAGAGGTTGCAAGCATCCGCCCTATTCCCATCCTTGCGCCTCTGGAAGATTTTTCGGTATTTTTCAAACCCGTATTTAACTTTTTAGTTTCTTTTCCTGCTTTTTTAGTTCCGGTTGTATATTTGGTCAATGCGGCATTTAGTTTTTTTATCGTTGCAGTAACAGTATCATACTCTTTATATCCTGGTCCAAGTCCTGCCTTTTCTAAATCCTTTTGGCGTAAGGTGAGCCTTTCGATTTCTTCCCTAAGCTTTACCACAAGCGGATTGGATATCTTTGCATTTTGTCCGATTTCTGCAAGCCTTGCAGATTCCGCAGCCGCAGCCGCCTCTTTTTGTTTTGCTTCTTCAAGCTTCTGATTTAATTTTGCTTGCTGTTCGGCTTGTTTTCTAGCTGATTCTGCTTCCTTTTCTCGCTGCGCATCGGTTTTAAACAGTTCGTTTTTATAATCCACTAACGCCTGTTCAGCACGTTTTAACGCTAGGGCTGTCTGGTCATATTCTATATCACCAAATGTCCTGCCCTGTTTACTTAGTGTATCAAGCTGAGCCTTTAAAGTATTAATTTGCCCTTGCATACTTTCGGCAGATATCTCCACAGGTATTTCAACCGGTTTAACAAGCTGGCTTTTATAAGCCTTCAATTCTTCATTTGCCTTTTGAAACGCTTGATAAGTCGAATCAAATGTTGCATCCCCAAATGTCTTACCCTGTTTTCCAAGGTCATCCAACTGTGATTTTAATGCGTTGATTTTTCCCTGCATCGAATCAATGTCCACCGGGATTTGTACTGGTTTAACCAACTGGTTTTTGTAATCTTTTAATTCCTGGTTGGCTTTTTGAAATGCTTTATATGTAGAATCAAAAGTTTCATCTCCAAATGTTTTCCCGCGGTCTTTAAGCCGTTGCAAATCAAATGCCAGTTTATCAATCTGTCCTTCAAGGGTCGATATATCCAATGGGAGCGCATTGGGTGTAGGGCTTATTAATTCTTTTTTATAATCTTTAAGAGCTTGTTGTACTTTCTGCAACTTTAAATATGTATTGTCATATTCTTCATCGCCAAAGTATAGGCCCTTGCCTTCCAAATCTTTGAGATTTTTTTTTAAGGTTTCAATTTCTCTTCGGAATTCGTTGTTTGATTTAGTTGCTGCTTCCATGTTGGAAACATAATTATCAACATAATCTTGAACACTTTTATCATACGAACCAATTGCATCCGCAGACTTTCTAAGAGTGTTTTCTATATCTTTGACTCCAATTTCAACACCATCAGTATTGAATTTTGTATCAATAATCACGCTTCCGTCTGCTGCCAAAAATATCACCTCACTTTAGCAACTCTGCAAAATAATCAAATTCTTCTTTAGATTTGTCAGTGGATTTTTCAAGCTCACATAGCTTTTTATTGTTCTGTAAAAACTCCTGCTCCCACTTTTCTAAGCGCTTCCCTTTTGACAGTTTCTGCCGGATAGAAAGGACCTGAGAAAACAATCCGTCCCCAATTTCCATGAACCATCCGTAGAAAGTCCACCAGTGGATGATTTTGCACCCTCGTGTCTCAAATCCAGCAATCCGGTTTACTGCCGGAAAAATAATTCCTGCGTCCTGTTCCCAGTCAATTACGCGCGGTGATGGAGTATCTTCATGCACCACACCACAGTCGATAAACCATAATGCTTTTTCTGCCGCTTCTGTTAAATCCTGCGGAGGCGGGATAACGGGCCAGTAAAGAATTTCAAGCATTGCTTGTGTTTTCTCTGGGTCAGACAATTCTTCATCCGCAAAGGCTGATAAAATATCTAATATTGCCCGGAAGTCCTCACGAATTTCATAATTTACCCCATTAACAGAGAGAGAATATGGGAGGGACCACGCTGCACTCATTTAACAGGAAATGGATATTTTCCAGGACCAGCATTATACTGTTGTGTATATTTCCCGGCTTTACTTTCCATTTCCGTGAAATTTTTACCCGTTTCCTGCTCTATAATTTTTTTAACGCTCTCAAGTATCACCAGCGCCCAAGGGTCGCCATTTTCCATAGGGGTAAATGGACTGGCGATTTTGAAGAAGCCAGAAGTGTCTGCGTTAAATAGATAATCAAATTTTTCCTGAAGCGACTTTGCATATTTATTAATTATCTCTAACGACATTTCTTCCTTCTTCTTGTTATCAAGAGTTGTTTTTAATTCCATCCACATATCCTCGAATGCTTTATACACATTCTGCTGCCGCTCGAATATGTCAAGGTCGGTTGGAACAAATTTGAAAGTTGCCAGCACATCTCCATGCTGGTCCGTAAAATCGTAGTATTTAACTGGGCTTTCAATATTTATTGGAATATTAGGCATAATTTATCCTCCTTTACTCTGACAAAGAAGCTCCATCAGCCGTAAAAGTCATCGTTGTAGGGTTTACAGCGCCAAGAGTCCTATCACCTACATAGTGCACCGTATGCGTTGCAGAAACACCTTTCAGGCCTCCTGCAAAGTCTCCCAACTCAACAACACCCTCCTGCACCCATGCACGCATATTTCCGGTACTATCGGTTTTGTATCGCTTTACACAGAGATATTTCAATCTCAAATCTGACAGAGTTGCCCTTTCTTCCATGAGCGTATCTATCTTCTGAGCGTATTTACTTTCTCCAGATACATTGGTTGGGTCCACTGTCATGCTTTCTGCATAGCCGGTGATGTCATAGTTATTATTTCCAAGCACATCCTGGCTTTCTTCCGTCTCTGGATTCATCGAAATCGGCATATCTTCAACGCCTTTTCCAATAATTTCAAGTTTATCTTTTGTGATATTTGTGGTGCTTCCATCAGTTATCCAAAATACCATAAAGTCTTTTCTTTTTGCCTCTCCATCGGCATAAGTCCACGTTGCCACTGTCTTTCTCCTTTCAAATAAAAATATAGCGCCACCATACAAGGCTCTGCGTCTTAGCGTCTGGCTCTACCATCTTTCAAAATCATATTTATATTCTATCGATACCGGAAGTATCCAATCCTGCACACCACTTTCCTGAGGTTCCAGGCCATAAGAGTTATCACGGGTAACTTTGGTTATCTTCCTTCCCTGGGATAATGTGGGATAATTTGATAATCGTTCCTCACTCCCATCAATCACAACCGGCTCACGACACAGCCACTTTCCGAACGTATCAAGAAATTCCTGTATGCTCATTTTCTGACGCTCTTTTGTGGATGATGTACGGTATATAATATAGAAGGGATACTGGCAGGTCTGGCGCACTCCACCTAGTACATCCTCAGTCTCAGAAAAGATTAAGGCTCCATTATCTGCCGAAAATGCAATCCCACTATCCTCACCCAATTCTTCAAACTTAACGGTTTCATTTTCATACAAACCGGGGAATTGATTAAGCAAAGCCTTTACAGCAATTGTCAACACATCATATCCGCTTGCATCTTTTCCTATTGGTTTTCGTTCATCACCCACGCTTTCCACCTCCAGCCGTTTTCTTGGCTTGCTTTATCCATGATTTACCGTCTGCCTTTTTGGCCGCATCAAACCATTTAGCCTGTGCCTTAGGATGCGCTGTTTTGGTATACTGTAAATCCTCTTTTGCTTTGGTTTTTCCTCTATATTGGCTTACTAATACCTTTTTAGTACCCTTTGTAGCCCAGGTACTACCAGTAACAACGCTAACCATAGTTTTACCCTGATATAAAAAACGACCAGCAGGTCCATAGGCAGCATACACTTTTCCAATCCCTTGTATTGCAGCACTTGCGGCCCTGGTAACATCCACAAAACCGCCTGTAATCATAGGCATAAAAGGAACCATACTATTCATTACATTTCCGTCAAGCTCATATTGAGCATGCTGAAATTGTTTATCAAACCGGGATAATTTGAGCGTAATCTTTATCTCTCCATCAACAACGGAAAAGCCTTTAAAATGTGTTGTTTTGCTTGCCATATTATTTCCCCAATATCTCAAAGTGAGGAATCACAGAGTATGGACCTCCAACAGAGGATACCAAATATACGAAGTCATACCGATTATTCATATAAGCATAAAAACCGTCACGATAATCTTCATCGTTTACCGGGCCGTTATCCCATAACCCTTCCCAGAAAAAGCAATTATCCGATGCATCAAAGGTAATGGTATCGTCCAGCAAATCATTTACCTGTCTCATCCACTCCTTCGGAGGGAGCCACGGCAATTCTTTACCGTCTGCATCGCGGATTATCTGTTTACCATCCTGTAATTCGTAAGATATGTGTAGTTCGGCATTATCCGTGCTGTCTGGCCCATACTTTTTTAGTATTGCGCCTTTGTCGGTATTAAGGTCAACGCCAGATAATACATGGGGATACCAAATACCAACGCCAGTTGTGGATGATTCGTAGTAATTAAAAACTGTCACCGTGGCATTGTACATAAGGTATCCCCTCCGTTATTTATTCATCTGCTTATATACCTGGTTCACTCCAGTAGCCGTAAGACCAGACATAGCGCCAACCGCTACAGCCGTGATGTAGTCCGATGCCGGGAAGTCTGGTATAGTTCCCATACCAAGCGCGCCAAGAACACCACCCACAACAGCCATAATAACCGGAATCCATTCGTCCGGTATTTTCTTTGCAGCCTTGCATCCAAGACCAACCACATAGCTCAGAGCCACAATAGCTACACATGTTCCCAATGTTGTAATGTCCATTTCTTATCCTTTCTGGAATCAGAGTAAATTCAATTCCTTGAATACTTTGAAAATCTTAGGAAACTGAATGGCAAACCAGTCAACCGTGGTTTCTTCAATCCCTATTGACTTATGCTCAAAATTGCCAGACAGCCCAGATTCTTCCATAAACGCATGGATAATCTCATGCCGGAGACAGATTCTTTGATATTCTTTCAGATTTTCTTTTGCCCCAGTTCTTCCTTCGCTTTTCTTCATGTCATCCACAACTATTTCTTTTATGGATGAATCGCAATAGCCGTCAATTCCTTCTAGGTTTGGGTATTGACTTTCATCGCCGAACTTTATTTCCCATTCTGTCCCCAGAATGTTCACTTTACAATCCTGCATATAAAAGCGGTGTCCCTTCGTTATCTCTTACTCCCATCAGATACACCTTTGCAGTATCATACAGGAGTTTATTGGTTGCCTGTTCATCTCCTGCCGCAGAGTATACAGTACTCCAGGCTTTAGCTCCGTTAGCTATTTCAGACGGGGATGCATAGCTGATTGATTCGGAACCGGATGACTTTGACGTGATAACACCTGTGGTTGCGCCGCCGGTCCCGCTGGTTATACTTCCAGCGGCGGCAGATAGCGCCTGTTTTTCTGCCAGTTCCAAACCATACAGCTTATCAGCTAAGGCACATACGGCTTTCTTGATTTTGGTTTGCGCTCGTTCATTGTCTGGGAGGCCGTCAACCAATCGTTCAAATGTTATAATGTCAAGAAAGTCGCTTGCCCGTTCTGCCTGCTTATCAAATGATTGGGAATCCGGTATGGAACTGCCGTAGTATTTTGTTGTGTAAAACTCATAGTCTGCATATGCCATGCCGGATTCTCCTTTCTTTAAGAGTGAGACGTTACATCGTCATTTCCAGATTTCAACGCCTTATAGGTATTGTCACACTCAACTACTGTGATATGATTCCCGGTCGTTGCCTTGATATCAGATTTACCGTCCCATGCTGTCCACGTCTTTACATTCTGACCATATTTCACTTCTGGAGCGGAATCAGCTGCCACTTTGTACTTGTACATGTGTCCTGTTTCGAGGGAAGGTTCAATGGTTAATTTTGTGTTTCCTGATGTGCTTCCGGCCGAAGAAGTTACCGTCAGTGTTCCAAGAATGGGATTATCAGTAATATCAACAACCGCGATTCCGTCAATATATTCTGCAAACAAGGTAAGTCCCATTATTGCAAATGCTTCGGAAACAGCGGTATTGTAATTACCCTGGGTATGGAATCCGATAAGGTTTGTCTCTCCGTCCCCAGTAGTATATACCAGACCAGCCCGTGAAAAATCGCTTTCATTTGGGTCAACATAGTACATTACAATGTTTTCCACTGGTGTAGCTATTACTTTTCCACTTTCTATTTCAGAATCAGATAGCAGAAAGATTGTATTGAATCCCATGAAATCCTTAAGATACTGGAAACCAAACTGATTCTGCACAGTGATTTCAGCGGCACCCAGGTACTGATATACATCCAGAATATTCACAAATCCAACCACCCCCGTAACATTACGGTGCATCTGTTTGAATTTGTTTTCTACCATTCCTTTTGCCATAGCAAGGGCCATCTGGAATGTAGTTTCCGTTCCAGTAAGTGTGCCTGTGTTCAGATATGTATAGAATCGCCCTGTTACATTCGACTGAAGCTGAAACAAAAATTCATCGTCTGTCATTTGCACAGCATTTTCATATCCGTGGTCTTTGATTGCCTCGATGGAAACGGCTTTCGCATATTTTTCGATAGTCATTTCTGCGTATTCCTTTTCCTTAACTACGAATTTGCTGTAAGGGATGTCCTCTCCTTCTCCTACTTTTCCGTTTTCCAGCGTTCCCTCGGCGTACTTGCTTTTCAGCGTAGCGCCGGGTTGCTTTTTAATCGGGCGCATAATGCCCAGAATATCCCGCAGGTGCTGCCAGTTTCTTTCAAACCGGGTAACAAAATCCAATTCCCGAGCCGTTACATGAATATCTTCTGTTGTAATCAAGTTAGCTTTCGCTGACATTTTTACTCTCCTTTACCAAATAAATGAATGTTCGCAGCAATAGCGGACTGCCGCTCGGAGGCATCCTTAATCCCCATAATCTGGTCTTTCGTTATTCCTCCGCTCTGATTCTGCCTCTGGAAAGGCTGTGTAAACCGCGCTGCATTCTGCTGTGCTTTTTGTTGTCCCTCATCAATAAACGCCGAAGCATCTTTCTCTTTCATCTGAGAAATAAGGTCATTTAAGCCCAATATTTTCCCATCTTTCAATTTCAATCCGGCCTCTTTCACTTCTGCCATGATTGCCCGTTTTGCTGCCTCACTGGAAAATTCAATTCCTTCAAATTCTGTTTTTAGTGCGTCCGCAAAATCACGCTCATAAATCTGTTCCTGGGCTTTTTTTTCGGCTTCTGTAGCCTTCTGTTTCCAGTCAGACAACTCTTTCTGCATCGTCTCCAGGTCAACCCCTTCAAAGCCTTTAAGCGTTGTTTCTGCCGCTTCTGCTTTTTCTTTCCAGGTATCCCGGTCCGCGCTCAGATTGTCGTTTTCTTTCTGCAACTTTTTGAGGTCTTTCCCATTTTCAGCCATGACAAAAGATATCTGTTCCTCTGTCAATCCCTGTGCTTTTAATTCTTCGGTTTTCATTGATGATTCTCCTTTTCCGTTATTAGGTTATTTGTAGGTGTGTAACCGTCCACCAACGGTTGCCATTTTGTAGGACTTGACTTGTCCAAAAACGCACATGCCGGAAATCGCATCCGCTTTTCAACCTCCAGGCTGTTCACGCTATGCGCTAGAACCTGTTTCTTTTAAGGACATGTGCTATAGGATGGAGGTCAAATATAAGAAAAAGCCAAACAAATTATTAGGCTATATAGCAATGGTAAAACACCATTAACTATTGCAATCTGTTTGGCTCTGCGTCTGGCGTCTGGCTCTAAAGTTATGTTGCAGGTGATAAACCACTTTTATCTAAATCACTTGCTTTACCTTTTGCAATATTCATTACGGATGTATTCTTACATACAGGGCAAAATACTGGAAGGTTTTTCGCTACTGTATCAGGCCGGATTTTAGTCCGAGTTTTATTGTTACATATAGGGCAGTACACCCAACCGTCTTTTACCATGTTTTCACCCTTTCTGCTTATTCCTACTCCCATTTTACCTTATTCAAAAAAAATAATCGTCCCCACATTTTTTAAAGGCGGTAGGTTTTACCCACCGCCAATTTATTACATCATATTACGAAGCTTTTCAATATACCTTTTCATGGTTTCTCTTTCTTCCCGGCAGTCGGCATCTTTGGACATTTCGCCTAATTCTTCTGTCAGTTCGTCCATATGTTCTTCCAAAGCTGCAAGCATACGCCGCTTGCAATCTTCATCTTTCCCGCCGCTTCTGTAGCTCTGCTTCTGATTCATGTAGTCGTCATAGGCCGGACCGTTCGCACGGCTGTAGTGTTCTCTAACGTAATGTTTTCCACGTGTGCCGCGATAGGAGCTGTCATTATCATAGTCCTGCGACATTCCATCAGCACGGCTATAACGTCCCATGCTGTCGCGCTTGCGGCGCGCTTCGCTGTATTCTCCACCGTCCATTTCGTCCATTACCTGATTGTAGTACTCTTTTTTGCACTTCCAGTACTCCACGTTCTCCATGTCTTTCCACATGTCAATCAGTTTGTATGCGTTTTCAAGGTTGCTGGTGTTCAGGCCCTTCTCCGCAATATTGTCCAGCTCTTCGTGGATTTTTTGCATTAATTTATAACTCATAGCCTTACCTCCTTAACCTATTCTGCTAACTACAAGGTTAGCGTCTGATACTGTCGCCGCTGCGGTTCCAACGTTTTTCACCGACAGGGTAGCACAACATGGCTTGCACACTCGTACTTCTACAGTTGCTGCTCCATTGATTGTTGCGCCGGCGGCAACCGTGTTCTGGATTCTTGCACCGGGAATGCCTTCGCCGTCCTGCTGTACTTCAAAAATAACGTCACCTGCTGCGGCTGCGGAAAAGTTTCCGTTAAATCCTACGCGGTACAGGCCAGGAAGCAAAACTACCCTACCAGAGAGTGCCTCATGCCTTATGTTTGGACAATTGCAAGAATATATCCTGTTTGCTGCAAACAGAACGCTTGCATTGACTGCAACAGTCTGTGTCCCAGCAGTTACAAAATCTGCCATAATAAATCCTCCTTATATGCACAGAAGGGCAAGCTTATGCATACCCTTCCATGTGTGTAATACTACTGTTCAGTAGACATGTCCTTTTCGGACAAGATACGCAATATGCGGTTGTTTTGGTCGATAATCTTTTCCATGTATTCCTTATTCTCCTGTTGCAATGCTTCCATAATATCATTATTTGACACATCACCAACAATCAAAAGCAAATTTATCATTTGCAATGCAGTTGCATACAGAGCAAGATTATCGTAAAACTGTTCGTTTCTCATTAGCACCCGCATCCAGTATTGTATCCACAACCACAGTTAGAGGCATATGGATATGGCGCTGGAACCGTATAAGCCGGTACAGGCTGCGGCTGACGAAGCTGTGCAACGATTGAGTTACCAACTGCATCAATAAATCCGTTCTGGGCAGTCTGGCTTGCCTGGAATCTAAGGGTTTGATTCTCCGCCTGTAAGGTAGAAATCTTATCCTGAGTTAAGAAGTCAAGAATAGCTCTTGTATTGCTGTTGTTGTTGTCCAGAATATCCCTAGTTGCGGTCTGAATGGTGTTTCTGGTATCGCATGACTGTGTAGCCAGGTTATAATTTACACCATCAATTGCGCGCTGTGTCTAGCAGCAGCAATCATGGAGCTGATAGCCCATCTGGCATAAGCTACGGTCCACTCCGCTGAAACCGCTGGTAATGGTGTTGTTCAGCGCATACGTGCTATCACAAATGCCCTGCTGAATACCCCTTATACCATTTTCGATTCCGTTGAGGGCAAATCCCTCATTGATGTCTGCACGTGTTGCTAATCCCTGCAATCCTGCACCTCCTGCTCCATTGTTTCCAAAGCCGTTTCCATTGCCCCAGCCACAGAAAACAAATAAGAACAGTATAATAATCCACCATGCGCCGCCATCTCCAAAGCCATCATTGTTGCGGTTTGTTCCTCCTGTAGCGGCGGCAATGTCTGCTAAACTATAGCCTGAATCCATAATTGTCTACTCCTTTAAAATATATTTACAAAATCATGCGCATTGATTTATGTACTATTTTTTCATGCTATTAAGCATCTGCTGAAACTGCCGGGCCATTTGTTGGGCCTGGTCTAACTGCTGCTGAGTTATCTGGCCAGACTGTAGCATCTTCTGTACTTCTTCTTGAGGGTTTCCCCTGAAATTTTTTTTAAACTCCATGAATTTCTGTATCATTTGCATAGGGTTGTTTCCCCCACCCATTCCAGGCATTATTCCACCCATTGGAGAGCCACCACCAAGCATATTAAATAATGGATTCATTTATCTATTTCCCCTTTCCTGTTGGTGCTGTACTGGTTTCTAAAAGTCCATATAATTCATCATATTTTGCCTTTAAATCCTGATACTCATTTCTGGTAACATACTTTTCATCCAGATTTTCAGCCGATGTAGATTCCTTTTTCCGTCCATTAACAATCTCTTTATATTCAAAAGTGCGGAGTGTTGGCATACCTGCTGCATCTGTTGTTTTAATATAAAAGTACTCATTTTCGCTATCCATCAGTAATATGGATGTGCTTGGCGCTACTAAATACGACTTTGCCCCGGCTTCACCCTGCACCCATAATATTCCCTGGTTGGTCTGCGGGACCTGTGGAACCTGCGTCTGTTGCGGCATTTGGTATGGTGCCTGTAGCTGCTGCAATCGGTCCATAGGTGGTTGCATCTGCGGTTGATACGGGTATGCGTTTGGATATGTATTCAGATAGTTTGGATTGATAAATGGTTGCGGCATTATATCCCCTCCGTTCTTTTATAATCCAATTATCCCATAAAAAATAAGCCCTTGACAGGTCGTCAAAGACTTATAAAAGTATCACGCAAGTATCAACATACTCGGATTATTTTGTTGTTTACTTTTCTGCTCAATCTCTTTGCTGTGGATACACTTACATTCATTAATTCAGCGCAATACTCCAAAGGATAGTTCTTGGCCCGGTACTCAAACAGTGCCCGTTCTTCATCCGTAAAGTTACAATATGTACGAAAATAGTTTAGTTCTGGCACTGTAAAGTCATATACCTTCAACGCAACGCTCCTTAAATACCTTCTGACAAATGCTTTATCATAGCTTCTTTGGTTTTTTTTAAACCCTCTATGTTGTTACCGGTTATACGATTATCAATTAATGCTATCATTCCTTGGCATAAAAGAGATTGCATATCTCTTATTTCTTTGATAGATTTATAATCATTTTCCACATTTATTTCTAATTTATCAACTCGATTTTTTAGCTTAAATGCCGGATGCAACAATTTGTATATTACGGCTCCTGCGCCTCCAAGAGTAATAAGCCAACCGCATACAACCATAATAGAGTTTAATGTTTCCATAAATTATCGCCTTTCCCAGTAGTATATTGGTATTTCTTGACCGCTGTCCCATGTATCCCAGTAATAACCATCCTGCACACACACCACATGCCCTGTAATTGCTAAGATGTACGTTCCTATAGGATTATCCTGGCAAAAGTCCTCGACCGTGTATACATCTTGTCCGTGGTCATCCACTATGTACCGTTTAAACCCATTTTGACGTAGGTAGGACCCCCATACATGGTTTGCAGATGGCATATCAGATAAAGCACAGGCGCAGACAGTTACACCAGCAAATACCGTTTCCCAGTCGCTGTCAAGGGCTTTTGTTATAGCCCGGATGGGGCAATCCCCCACACGCTGATTGCGTGGATTAGGGTTGAATAATTTCCATCTGCTCATTCTTCTTTTCCTTTCGCATTCTGATACCGCCGCGCTGCTCCCCTGGCCTTTGCCGCCTGCTCCCGGTTCCATCTGGCAATCTGTAGCCGTTCTTGCTGGGTGCGTAAGTCGTTCTCTTTGCAAAATTCGTTATATGCCTTATTCTGCCGCTGTAACAGATACGACTTGTGGTCAAGGTCTAACTTCATATCAAATTTAACTGATTCGTCCTTGCATTTATCCACGGCCTCCTGCATCCCCATGACCTCGCGTTTTGCCTTTCTGATGCGCCGTTCAAGCGTTCGCTGCCGCTTCTCCAGCTGCTCAACCTTGTAATTGTCTGCGGTTTGGATGTCTTTGTATGGATTGTTTACCCCATCACCGCTTCCGAAGGAATGACGGCAGTTCCATCCACATAACCCTTCACCAGTTCCGTATCCAGTCTGGGAAAATAGAGGAAAGCGCTTATCCTTTCCAGTCCTGCTGTAAAACTGCCCTTGCCACCATAAATGATTTCCTGGATTCTGCCCTCCATCCCCGGTTCTGGCCCCGATGTGCGCCGACACCAGTATGATATCCCAATCCATTTCTTCCATACGCTTAATAGAGATATCTCCCGTGGCCTGGGCTACTCCGGTGCGTACTGCGCGCGCTGTGGCAGTTTCTATGGTGTCTTTATGGCCCGAAGGATAGTGTACTATCACTCCGCCCGATACCACATTATTAACTGCCTCTTTGACAGCCTGTGTGTACGATACAGCCCCAGAAGATACAAGGTGGTATGCATTATCACATGCGTTTATAAAAAGCCTCTGTGCGGCTTCTGCGGTGGTTCTGGTATAGTTTTCCCATTCCCCCATAGTGGCATTCATGTTTCGTTCCATTAGCCTAATAAGCTGCGGAGATTGTGTAAGCGGTGTTGGAGACAAACCAGCAGCCTCATATATTTTATGGTCGTATTCCAGGGCCTTGACTCCAGCTTCTTCCATTGCGGCCTTGATTTCTTTTTCCTGTCGATTAGTGATTTTGGATAACTCTGCCGTTATGTCCTCCAGCAGATATCCTGCATCCTGCAATATCTGTATTCGCCATCGGTCAGAGGAGGTGAGCAGGTAATCATCGCCGCGGCCTATGCGTATCATCATGCGGTCTATTATCTGACGGATAATGTATGTATGAAGCTGGGAGGCTATTTCTTCGGAACCATCAGCTATATGCTGGAGATAATTAGGACTCAACATTCTGTATTCCTTCTATTAGTTTTTTTAATTCAGCAATCACAACATTTGTATCTTGTACATACTCCACCGCCACGTCCGGCTCCGGCCCCTCCGCAGTCACTGTGGTGGTTGTCCGTCCTTTGTAGGTGGTCAACTCCGCAAGTGCTGCTATGGTGTCTGCCCCCAAGTCTGTCTCTACCGGGGTATCCAGGTAAGTGACTACCTTAAGTGGATGGGCAGCAAGGTGGGCTTTCCAGGCAGAGAGGCCCTTGTCGGCTACTGTAGCATCGTAAAATGGACAGTAAAAATAATATAGATTTTGATTATTACTCCCTAAAACAATCCGATCAACTTCTTCATTTCCTCCGACTAGTGCTTGATTACATATTCCATTCCGATTATTCATTGATATCGGAAGGACATTAATTGCCGAAAATCCTGTGCGGCTACCACTAGTGTAGACGCCCCAACCCTCGCTTCCGTCAAATGTCAGTTCCATACACCGGTCAATCCGATTGGTCATGGTTATTTCGTCCCTGTAATCCCCGATACCTCGTAACGGCTTCGTGAGGGTGATGGATGCGGTCTTGGACTGGTAGGGTTCCCATGGAAGGGGTGTAGTGCCAATGTTAACCATAACATCTGAATACACAACAGTATTTTTGGAATCTAAATTTACGTTTTTGAGATTAACAAATAATTTAAATATCGCTTTCGTTATGTTATCTGGAATTGAAAATGTTTTACTGCCCGAAGACTTATGATGCAAATAATTTTTTGTGCCATCCGGAAATTCGATATATAGTTGAAATTCCACAGGTACTTCTGAATTTTTATTACTTATGTTGCACGACACTGTGACGTTTTTTCCAGCAATCAATTGTGCTGGTGTGTCTGATTCCGCACAAGCATATTTTTTATCACCAGTTATCGTAACTTGTCTCCTATCAGCAGAAAGTACAAAAGTCGTATTTCCGTAAGCCATTAACGTGGTGTCGTCGAACAGATTAGCTCCCGTCACTGTCACCGCCGTGACATCCGTACTCACAATCTCCTGTGGATATTCCGGGCTGGGGTCTGCTCCCTGCTCACTCTTACCGGCTATCTCCAGGCCGGGTATCGGCGCCTCCCACGCGTCGTCCACTGTGACTTGCGTGGTGCCGGATGCCGAGCCGATAAGGGCATTGGCGTATTTAAGGTCCGTCTCACGCTTGTTGTAGCCTACGAAAGCAGCCTTCTGGCTCTCCACGTATACCTTGTTATCCTCCAGTGCTTTGGCGGCGGCGGTAGCTGACTGGGCAGACGCCGCGGCAGAACCGGCGGCGGCGGTAGCTGACTGGGCAGACGCCGCGGCAGAACCGGCGGCGGCTGTCTTACTGGCCTGGGCATCATTGGCATGGCCCTGGGCAGTGGATACCTTACTATCCATTTGCTCAACAAAATTTTCAAACCAGCTTGTGTCAGGCCCCGGGATTCCGCCGCCAATCTCCAGCCCATCATGGATGGTATAGGATGCAGGGAGGGTCTTCCAGGTTACGCGCTCCCCTGCGCTGTTGGTGCCGGTCGCATATATCATCATCTGGATTGTCCCTGGCTCCTGTGTGGCCTGTGCCGGTACCTTCCAGCACATCCTCACATGGCTGTCCGACTTGGACACGTTGCAGGGTACGCCATCCCCACCCCCATAGACCGTCTGGTAGTGGATGTACAGGTGCTGGGCGGTGAGGTCCAGGCCGTCATCGTACCGTGGCAGCTGGAAGCCCACGAACTGGGCATTCTGCTCGCCCCTGACCGATATCTGGTCATTAAAATCCGCGATGCGCTTGTTGGTGACCGGGACATACTCCGGCTCCACGTACAGCGTATATGACGGGTAGTTATTATCCTTGGTCCAGGTCTCGTCACCATCTGCATAAGCCTGTCTTGCCAGTATCTCATCTACTGTTGCCATGCCTGTCCCGCTCCCCTCTCCTGCTTAATTGTAATCAGGTTGGTGGTAATCCTCTGGCCATTCTCACGCTGGCCAACCACCCCGATTTTAAATGTGTCATAGGCCGTGATTTCATCCGGCACAATGCAGGTGCCATCCTTAATCAGCCTGCCAACCTCCTGGGACTGTAGGTAAGGATAGAATGCCGCCACCTGGATAGTCCCGTCCCAGTCCTGCCCAAACTCAAATGCCGCCTGAAGGTAGCCCGATGTACCGGCAATTATGTTGCTAAAATCACAGCCAGGAGCCCTTATCAGCTCCTGGCCGGATACTTTAAATCTTAATGTCCTCATTTATTACCTTTCTTGCGATATCGCAGCTACTCCTTTTCGTCGTCTACTCCATTATTGTTACGGTCACTTGGGCCTCCTACACCGCTCTGGTGCTTACCCGGATGCGGAGTGTCTGTTGGTGCATTATACAGGTATGGGGTGGGCTGTTTTTCCTTCAGGTCTGGCCCCTCTGCCAGGTATCCCCCATTTCCCGGAATATGCGCTGCATGTTTTCCTGTTGATTCTGCCATAATATGTACCTCTCTTTCCTTTTTTGGGTTGATAAGTTTACCGCCATTACCCTGGCGGCCGGGAGATATACGGACCACCTCCTTTTATGTCCTGCTGCCTCCCTGATAATCTGTATTGTCAATCTTATCCTTTAATACCGCGATATATTTACGCAGCCATTCCGGCACATTGGCACCCATACGACCGGCATTCTCAATGATGGACAGCAACTCGTTGAGTAAGTACCAGACCGCCACCAGGAGCCCGAAGAAGGCCTTGACGGATATCTGCATCCCAAGCTCTGCCGACACAAAAACAATCACATAATCAACCACCATTGCCGCAGCAATCACGCACAGGTATCCCACCTTTTTAATGATACCCTTAGCCCCTTTTCTGGAGCTCCATCCATAGCTGGCATCACCCGGATGGTCTATGGCCTCATTTTTACTGGCCAGCATCCCGGTTATGTAATCTAACACCATGGTACCCATTAGGATGCACAGCACCGGATACAAGATTCCTAGCTTCGCACTTAAAAAGGCACCAGCTGCTGCCAGCGCCCCCTGTACTGTAATTACATATTCTCTTTTCATTTTCATTAACCTCACCTTTCTATAATATTATAATACGGCCGCTCCTCGCCCCACCACCAATACCGTAACCAGTCATCCAGCACGATTCCGGCCAGGCTTACCGGCATCCAAAGCAGGCAGTATTGCGGACATACCTGACCCAGGATATTGCCCGGCAGGCTGCTGTAATCCCACACGTTCCATCCCAGCCACAGGTTGACCACACAGCCGGTCGCAAACTCCAACACTGTCACAATGCAGGCTCCAATAATCACCTGCTGGCATAGGGGCATATCCCAGGGCAATACCTCGTTAATCAGCCCCAGAGCGACAAAACAGATGCCACCCAGGATAAACATAGTCCAGTGGCTATGTCCCCGCCAAATGGCTTCCAGGCTTATGTATATCAGTCCTCCAACGGCCCACAATATGACATACTTATCATTCCGTCTGTGTCCCATCCGTGTTCACTCCCATCTGCCCGGCTATCTGTGTCAGATATGTCTTAAGCACCTCGCTCCGGTACTCTTCCGGCACATCCGCACCATAAAAGATTTCCTGGACCTCCTCAGCGGTCTGGCAGCCGGCAATCCACATGTTAATGGCATTGCAGTACGTGGTGTGATAGGACACATGCCACATGGCCGCCTGAATGATGGCCTGCATGTCTGCCGCCTTGTAATACCGGCAGGGCTGCCCATCGGCGTGATACTCCAACCGTGCTGCACCGGCACTTATCTGGCTTAGCTTGCCAAATAGATTAAGCTGGTCGTGCTCCGTCAGGCTGTAATGTTCTGTTGTGCCGTCTGACAGGGTGACATTTACGCCATGGTGTATAATCTGTTCGCAGGCCGCTGACATCTCGGCTTTCTTAGTAGCCTGTACCTCTGCCAGTGTCGGCACATATGGTTCTGGCGGTTCCACTGGTTCCGGAGGGGCTAGGGGTGTATAAACACTTCCGTCATTGGATAGCCACACTGTATTTCCGTCCTGCTTCCAGACCGTATCATAGCCGTGCAGGGTGGTAGCCTCTGTACCATCATTAGTATGGATTGTAATATCGCCCCATATATCCGGGATTGTATCAGCAAAAGCGATTTTCAGGACATTGGCCGATTCTGGCTGGATGCCGTTGATTTCATACCGTCGTTCTTCCTTTCCAATTCTGATTTTTTCCATGGGCTCACTCCTTTTTTTATGAATTATAAAAGGCCCTTGTGGGGCCCGGTTTACGAGTTGCTTACTGTGCTCAATACCAAGATACTTGAGCTAAAAAGCTACACAAACGAAATCAAGTATCGATCATATCAGACCGTCATCCCTATCCAAGAATCATGGATTGATGGAAATATTTGCAACATACCCTTTGACATAACGACAGCGCTGATGACCGACAAGCCATATATATTTTATGTGCTCCCTTGTAGCGTTATCGGCCACCAAGTTAGATATGACTATGATTTGTCCACCAGTACTGTCGCGATTGTGTCTATTGAATTTGGCGCACAACTCATAGCAGGTAATAATGTACGGTTTGGCATATTCATAGCGGGTATATAATCATCTTGTCCACTTACGAGTCCATGTTTTTCCGTCATAATAGTCGTAAAAAATTTCGGTTTCGCTGATGCCTAAAGATAATATGACGCCATCCGGAAATTGCTGCTGAAACGCCCATTTGTTTTTGTCACTCCCATAGGCAATCGTTTTGATTGGTCCATCTAATTCTATTTTAGCATTGGCCGTGTTTGCTATTCCGGATGTATCTGCTATCTTGGCATTGAGCACAGTATAAAGGTCCATCAATACCTTGCCCTGGGCAGCCGATAACGGAAGGCTGGCATTGTCAGTCACACAGTTATTGACAACCTGCCCCGCGTATAGGGCCAGCTTAAAACCGGCCACGACATTGCGCATAAATTTTACAAGTGGCATCCTTGTGACAAAGCTGGCCAGGAGGCCTGCTTTATCAGTTATGCCCTCCACGGTTCCAGAGGCATCAAACTCAGGTGCGTCAACACTATCACTTATTTCTTTCATGCCAGTATCTATAATGTCCATATTTCCATTGATAGTCTCAACGGATATATATTCATTTCCTGCTGGCTTCTTGAGTTTTAGGTTGGTAGTCTCATTCATTTAAATTCACCGTCCTTATTTCATCCCAGGTGTATGCAGCTGCCTGGTTCCATGTTATCTTTGATACATCATTCCATGTATTATAGACGTACTCATATACCACGGCCAGATGTGCCGGCTTTATTTCTTCAATTGTAATCTTGAGGTCAGACATGTTTCCTGGAATGCCAAGTGTGCCAACAAACTTAATTGTGAATTTTCCATTAGCATTGTCTTCAATGACCTCCACTTCTCCGTTTGAATACTGGCTGGCCGTATCAATAATCATCTGCTTAGTGGTTGTTCCGATTCCCGAAATCTTAGCCTTGATTCGTTCGCGCCGGAAGGTATCCGGCTTGGATATATCCACATCAATATCCAACAGTTGTTCATATCTGTTCAGCATATGGCTGGCCGTGTTAACAAAGCATTCTGCAATGATTGTACTCAGACTGACATCCATCATTTCTGTCACATCCGAAAGGATTGCCTGTAAGGTATTCATTGTAACATTCGAATCATAATAATCTGGCAGCAGTTTAACCAACTCCAAGCGCATCCACCTCCGCTAATGTTATCATTCCGATAATCGGTATCTGTTTTTCACTTATCGTTACGTTTCCTGTCCCAGAATTAAGCCTGAAATTGTCAAAATCCTCAACTCCTGGAATATCCAGAAGGAGACTTCCCAGTTTCGCATAGCTCACACGATACGTTATAAATGTCATTTCCTTCAGGAATGATGTCAACTCTTCCTTAAATGCCGATTTAACCTCTGAAATTGTCTTACTTCCATCCAAAACGACATTGGCTGATATATTAATAGGTAATGCTTCCGGACTGGATACCGTAACTGTAGCCCCGATTGGACGCACCGTTTCAATGTGCTTTAAAACTGTAGCAGGAAGTGAGGAAGAAATATTTTTGTCATCATCTACTACCAGGACTGTCACAGTTCCGGGACCGTTATCCAACGGAAATACTTTTGCATCCCCCACACCGGCCACCTCCAGAGCCCACTGCCTATAATGATAAGCATTACCTGATGTAGCCGGCCGTTTTATCTTTGCATATAGCCGTTCCCGAAAGGCGTCATCCGTTTCAGCATCCGTCCCCGGCGTATCAATTCCTCCAAGCGTCGCCGTGACATTAGATATATTGGATATGGGCTCCATATTTCCGCTGTATTGGTTTCCTGTTTCCCCTGGGGTCTCGCATGTGACTATATATTCATTCTCGCTGCGCTTACCAGTAACATTATAAACAAGTCCATTAATCCCCCATCGAGTACCATTTTCAATCGCCGTTGATGTCGTCATTATTCGCACGGCCGCAGTTGCTTCTTTCCTGGTCAGTCCATAGGTTGCGGCCGCCCTATCAAGATAATCTCCTATCGCCGTGTCAGCAAATACCAAGTCAAAGAAATGTTCTATTTGAAATTGCTGCTGTGCCAGGAAATACGCACACGGTGCCAACGCATCATATATGATACTTCCTTCACGTTTGTCCACTTCGTTGGTGACTTTATTCAGCATCCCCTGCAATATTTCTTCGTATGTCGCGCTCATACTGACACCTCCTTCTCTATTTCCACGTCCCCATAAATACTGGATACATTAAAAGTGCACCGGCATATATCTTCCTTAAACTCAAAATCAAATCCGTCCACCTCTAATATCCTGTCGTCCAGCAATAGCACTTCCTGAATCATCCGTTTCATCTCAGCGCGGACATATGGACGCTCCTCTCCAATCAGTTCCTTCCACGCAATCCCATACTTAAAGCTGTAGATGGGGTATTCATATTGTTCTGTGGCAAGCACCTTATATATAGCCTGTTTCAGTGATTCCAGGCCATCCACAAAGCTTTCTATCTTCTCAGCAGAAAGTTTATACGTCCTATCATAAAAATTCTGTTCCTGGAGCACCAGTGACGTTGTAAGTTCTGTCATACTCAACCTCCTATCTGATAAGGTTTCCCAATAATCTCCAGAACGTAGTATTCCCGACCACCATCATTACGCAAAAGCCGAACCTTGTCCCCGGATACAAGCTTCCCTTTCATATTCCCGGAAACCATACTCATAGGCAGGGGGAGCGAACCGACCATGATTGACGTTCCGTTGTAAGTGCCAAGCAGTACGGATGTGGGCTTTCTGGCCTTCATATAATTGTCCACGATTGCCTTGATTGTGGATAAAAGCTCATGTGCTGTATTCTTATCACTCATCTGCCATCACCTCCACGGACATGGTATGGATAGGAAGGAACTCATGGGTCACTTTCTTTACAATCAAACGGCGGTTCAGGTTGATATCCTCTATGCTGCCATAAATACTGTTCCCAGCCCTCACCCGGAGGTCCCCCAGGCATTCCAATTTCAATGTTTCCTTCTCATGGTTATACAGTTTCAATAGGTTATTGGCACGCTCCTGGGCCTTCGCCGCGTTATCAATGCCAGATTGGGAAGATTCAAGATACTGTAACAGTCCATAACGATTGACTGATTCTTGGTCAACAGCTGTTCCAATATCAATCTGTCCGCTTGACTCGTTTTTCCAGACCACTTTAATACGGTTATAAAATTCATCATCTACGGATTTCTCCCAGCTGTATCCGGTGCATAAGCTCGCGTCTCCCAATACAAGCGGAGTTTGAAGATTGCGCATGTTCCATAAGCACACAGAACCATATTCATCCCTTAAGCAATACATCTCCTGTGTACCAAGTAACGTATCTGATATGGCCTGTACAATATGGTCAATCCATGTTTTTTCATAATCGGCAATGGCAGGAAGGATGTAGCCTGGCTCCTCCATGGTCCCCGGTTTTAGCGACAGAAACGCACACATATTCTGGGCCAGGTTCCTGAGCGTGCCATTTTCCAGGACTACTATATCCTTGTGCTTTGCGTAGCGCAGCTGGTCATACGCTTTAACCTTAATAATACCGCTCTCATCACCGGATACTTTAAAAGCCGTACCAAAAAAAATGCCATCTTTCTGGTCATTATCTGTCAGACGGACAACATCACCATTTTGCAGGGTAAGCCCATTTTTAATATACGACACCTCCAGACTGCTTGCGCCATCGTTGAGGACATCTGACCACGATATTTCTGTGCACATGTCGGATATGTCATATATGTAACCTTGTGTTTCAACCAATAGCTCCATGTCGCCTCCTATGTCGGTATGCTCAACACTTGCCCCACACTTATAACATTGGGGTTTGCTATGCTATTAGCAGACGCAATTTTAGGATACTGTGCTCCGTTGCCATAGTATTTTTTTGCAATCCCCCAAAGCGTATCGCCTGATTGTACCGTATGTGTCTTATTATCGGTCACTGCCGGATTTACAGCCTCGCTATTGGTGGCTGTATCCTCTTGTTTAACCGTAGCTGTCGGGGTTTGGACCGCTATATAACGTTTACTGGACCCTTTGTGTTCAAGCAGGGTGAGCGATATATACTTATCCCCTTCTTCCCCTGCCTTTTCACGGCTTTCCACGCTCTTAACCAGCACCATCACGCTTATATCATCCGTGATATCATTCGATGCGATGAACCGGATGGGCTTTTTGTTCTTCTGGGCCTTACGGAACATCTTTTCATAGTAATCAGCATCGGCCCGCGCGCCTGGTTCCACATAGTGGTAATCCCGACTGGGGAACTCCGCCTCAAAACTGTATTCCTCCAGCTCACAATAGGATGGGACGGAGACCTGCCCTGTGCCAAGCACCTGGTAAGTCTCCACGTTTAGGTTTCGCGTCCGTTTGATTTCTTCCGGATTGACCGGAAGCTTGTATTTCTTGCTTCCATATTTGAAATACACTGAGTATGACATTATGCCGGCACCCCCTCTGGAGCGGTTGCCATCACATCATTAAGCTGCTCTACCACATGGCTCATGACACCGTCCGTATCCGCTTCCTTCGTGATTGGTCCGCTGAACTCCACCTTGATGTTCGGGGCAAGGGTGTTCTGTGCAATCCTTGCTACATAGTCACGCTCCGCCAGCTTGCGCATCCACTCAATATCTTCTTTATCGTCCTTTTCAACCTTCATGGCCCCGCCTTTCCCAGTTCCTTTTACAACGGCCGGATTTCCACCCGTGGCAAACTGGTCCCAGCCCTTGTCATTGCCGCCCAAGTCCGGTACGAAACCAGAAAGAAAATTAGAAGCTTTATTACCAAGTTCGGCCCCCTTTTTATATCCTTTCGCTGTCATAGTGGATACATCCATAAGTTCAGGCTGCTTAATGTATTCTTTCCAGCCGCTTTCATCCTTGATGGATTCCATCTTGCTTTCAATGCCTGATTTAAAACCTTCAAGGCCCGATGTGATGTCTACCGTAACACCGGGAATCTTATTGATTATATTTTCAATCGCCTTGGCCATGTTGATAACATAATCTATACAGGTTTTGGCCATGTTGAGAAAAAGCATCTGGACAGCTGCCTTTGGCTTAGTAAACACATTGCCCAGAAAATTTCCCAGCATTGCCAGCCCGTTCCATATTGGGAAAACGAATATGTTAAACAGATTGGCAGCCAGGAATCCAAACGCGCCACCAATTAATCCGGTCGCACTTATGGATGTCCCTGCAAAATGATTGACGGCGGCCACCCCCGCATAGAATGCCGCAATAAGCAATATAACAGCTCCGATAATCCAGGTAATAGGGCATGCAGCCAACGCTGCATTAAACCCTTCCTGCGCCCATATTAGCATGAAAATGGCTGCATACTCAGCCCAGTCAGCTGTCGCTTTCAATGCCATAGCCGCAACATTCTTCAACGTGGTCAGCCAGGCAATCCCCGCCGTCGCGTTGTACACCAACCAAGCCCCAGCCAGCCCCAACACGATGGGTACAAGAATGTCCAGATGGTCTGCAACCCACCCAATCCCATTCAAAAGGGCATCAAAACCGGCCGCAGCCATATAAACCAGCCCTGTCAGATTCATGATTGCGGCCTGCCCCATATCGGAATTAAGCATGGCGTTAGCTTTTTCAAATACTCCGCCAAAAGCCTGCATACCAGCTCTCTTTATCTTGGTCCAGACATCCGCAAACGTCATGGGCATCTGGGCGAACTTTCCGTTAATATCATCCGCCGCGTTAAACATTGCATTCTTGATAATGTCAGCCGTAATAGCCCCGTCCGATGACAGTTCCTTCAGTTCCCCTTTGGTGACCCCTAGGTATTGTGAGATTGCATTTGCTACCATCGGCGCATTTTCCATAATCGACCGGAACTCGTCTCCTTGAAGCTTACCTGCTGCCATTGCCTGTGTCAGCTGGAGGAAGGCCGAATCCTGTTCTCCCTGGCTGGCGCCTGATACCTTAAGGGATTTCTGTAAGAGTTCCGTAAATCCAAGAGCTTCCTCATTGCTTCCAAATGCATCGCCCGCCAGCATCTTCATTTTAGCTGTTGCGTTTGCCATCTCTACATAACTACCCCTTGACCGGTCAGCAGCAGCGAACACCGCCGCCTGTAAGGCCTTCTGCTCCTCTAGGCTTCCTGTAATCATGGAAAGGCGCGCGCTGGTATTTATATACATATCCGTCAAATCCATGCCCTTCTTTGCGGCCGCCAGGCTCAACACGGTTCCGATTAGCTTAGTTAGTCCAGAATTGGCCTTGCTCGCGGCCACTCCAGTATTGCTTAACGATTGGTTATATACATCCGTCCCCCTACTTGCCTTCCTTACGGATTCCGCCGCCTTATTGGTACCTGTCACAATCTTATTAATCGTTGTGCTATAGCCGTCGAATAACTTGAACATAGCATGTAACGTTGCCATCTGCCCACCTCCTTACATCTTCATTTTGGCGGCCTGTCTCTTCTCTTCCTTAACTCTCAAATCAATACTGGCATAGACTAGTGCACGCTCCCGCCGGCTCATAGACTCCAGAGCCGATGGGAGCAAATGGAGCTTTTGCAGGGCGAAGTGAGAATAGTTAAACTCTGCATCGCCCTGCTCTATCAGTTTTTTGCCTCTTCAATGTCATCATTGATATCTTTATCAAGCCCAGACAGCTCCTGTACTTCCTGCATGAGCTCGGCATACTCCCCGATATACAGCATTTTGGTTAATAACTTTGCCTCGCCGATTACACCGTACGCTTTTTGCAGCTCTTCACTTTTTAAGTCTGGCTCAACTACGGCTGCCGCAACTAATTCCTGATTATATGCTACTCTGTCAAAGTATTCGACACCCTTTTTATCCTTTTTTGTGTGCTTGCGTATAATCTGTTCGTTCTCATCCTGGCCAATTGGTCGAATGACAAACGGAACTGTTTTCCCGTTTTCCTGGAATCGGTCAGACACACATACTTTCCTGTTTTCTGCCTTTATAGGATTTAAAAATGCGCTTAAACTACTCATACATATATCCTTTCCTATTGATTATTACAATAAAAAGAACGCCCTACAATGGGCGTTCAAGTTACCTTATATACCTAATAGCTGTCTTTTCTTTGCATTGTACTCCTCTTCTGTAATTGCCCCAGCATCTAACAGATTCTTATATTTTAAAATCTCATCAGCCGAAGACACCGGTCCATTATTACATTGACGGTTAGCCGCTGCTTTATGTATTTCCTCAATCCGTTCCTTTATCTTTACGGCTATACCGTGCTTGCTTGCTATGCCATATACAAATGCGTTTTCATCATTCCCCAAATCTTTTACACTTTTTACCTTACTGCTTGAGCCAGCAGCCGTCTGAAAATAAATATATCCAGCAAGCATTCCTGGCTTCTTGATTTCTACCGACACGATAGATTCTATCGGTATTACTCTGGTTCTAGTTGGCATCTTCCGCGTAATTTTTACATTCTGGTCATCAACCTCTAAATCCATTGCCATACTAGATATTTTCAACACTTCCATATCCGCACCCTCCTTTGCTAATATGTTTTTCATTATATCGCAAAGGTGATGAAAAGGCAATTACCTCATATTTTCTGGAAGCACGTAACTCTCCAGCTCGTCAACATCATCAAATGTAAAATCGGAATCCGTTGTGTTTAAATCCTCGCTTCCATCCTCCAGATATGCAACCGGGACTTTCGCCAGAATGCAATTACGCATCACTACAGTACGCCTGCCTATTGTGCTTCCCGTATCCTCGTTTGTGGTCTGGATGCTAATCTGGGGCGTCTTTCCTTCTTTGATGTACTGCTGGTAGATTGCCAGGGCCGCCGGGCTAACATTGTACATTGTTACAGTACCCTTTCCCTCGGCTCCAACCACTTTATGCTGCTTCATTCTGTGACCGAGAAGCTTCTTTGCAATCACTGTAAATTCAATGTTTGCTTCGATTTTGGACAGTTCAAAAAAGTACCTATTCTGTCCATCCGTGGTTATGTATGCACTGCCTTCGCTGCCAGTCACCAGGTCGCTAATTTTTGTGTAATTTCCTGCCATTGTGCGCCTCCTTATGAAAGATTAACTGTTATATAGATTTTCTCAACACTGTCAACAGGCTGTATGGCGGCTGTCACAAGGACTGCGTCCGAATCTGTTCCGGCCGTAATTACTACATCATTCGTTTCAAAGTTCTGGATGGCCCCCATGTTCTGGAGCGTGTTAAAATAATCTACCAACGCCGCCTTAAGAAGTGCCCGCCCATCATCGTTGTTGTTTACCTTTCCCACATAGTTACTTTCAAAAATAGTAGTGATGTCATTTGCAATATTGTCAAGGGTACGGATGACCCTGTTCTTCGTGAACATTTTCCCCTTCTCCACCGTGACCGTGGTGAGGGAATTGATGTCATATACCGCTGTTACGTTCTGCGCACTGTCAGCCTTGAATATGAACTTACCCGCCTTAATTGCTGTCTCCATCTCGGTTTTTGTCATCCTGGGGCTGACATCAATCGCCCCAGCATAAGTCATTCCCGTATTTGAAGTGGTAATACTTGCCCCGGCAGTTGCGCCCGCCACCCATGCGGTAGTCTCTGCTGCCGTCAATGTTGTGCTGTCAGACATCACGACTCCCTGCGAGACATTTATAATTCCCTCACTATCCGCTACATGATTGGCGAGGACGGCCTGGCATTTAACCCCCTCGTCGTCCCTCATAGCCTTAATCCAGGTCGCAATCGCTGCCTTGTTGGCGCTTGCTGTTTCCGGCGTTGTATCATAAGGATAGCACAGAGTGTTAAACTGCACCGTTTTTAATTTCGTAAGCGCTGCATTAACCGCCTCTGTATTATGTGTTTTCGGCAACTTGTAAATCAATACCGTCTTAGCCTTTTTCAGCGCTTCTGCAGCCAGCTTCTTATCATCTGCTGTTGCTTTCTCTGGATATGCCTGCTCCGTAGCGGTGATGGTATACATCTGTCCATCCTTTCCTACCGTCATTTCCTGTAGGATAACTACGGTTCCCCTATCTCCCGGGGTAATGGACAACGGCTCATTTGTCCGGATATTAATGTAGGCTCCGGGCAGTACCTTATTTTGGGATTCCCATGTTCCCGACATAGGTTATTCCTCCTTTATGTCTGTGTTCTGTGACATAGTCTGCATTTTCCTGCCTGTTGTTTCCAAATATTCTCTATAAGTAACCTCAAACATAAAATGCAATATATTGTCTGTAATATCAATGCTCCTGTTTTTGATTTTAAAATCCTCTATGCGCAATCCGCGCGTTAAGTCCTGGGCGATTTCCCAGCATTCTTCTTTTATATCGCATCCACCACGCTGCGCCGTCTCAGGAAAATAAGATACATCTACGCTCACCGTGTTTTCCAGTCTGCCATTGATTCCGCTTAATGGATTCTGTCCATAAAAAGATACCAAAAAAGAGGGTCTCACAAATTTTTGCGGGGCACCTTCCTTATATACGGGGCATTCCCGGACCGCCTTTAGCCCGGATGCGATATTTTTATACAATTTACTTATCATGCCGCCTCTGTACCGCCTTTACCTCCTTTTCAAATTCCTTCTCCAGCTGTTTTCCAGCGTAAACCACAGTGCGCTCTAAAAGATGGTCACCCTTTTGACTCTTTACATATCCGGTGGTATTTCCATCGTCATCAACTGTCCTATGACCATAATTTACAAAGCTTGCATATTCCGCATTATTTACCAGGACTTTAGTTACTCCTCCGCCTTTTGACTTCACCGCTGGAGCCGATTTCCAATTCTTGCGATACCACCCAGTAATGACTGGGGAGTTGTTCTTCGCATATTTTATACCATCGCTAACTGCCCGGTTGAGCACTCGGATATCAATTTCCCGGATGTCCTCCACCATCGCCATCAATTCTTTCCGGAATTCATCAATTGCTTTTTTATTGGCATTATAGTTGATATTGCTCATGCATCGTCATCTCTCTTTATCTCACACTGCCATTGGTACGTGTATGGATGGCATTCGCCCAGTGATACCTCGATTATTTTCCCAGTTCTTAGCGTTATTACAATCCTGTCCCCTTCTCGTATATCCTCTTCCAGCCCACAAAATAACTTATGGCTGTTCTGGATAGACGGGGCGGGTGAACCTGTGGCAACCTGTCCGGATGAACTGTAACGGCACGGCCTTCCAGTTGATATTTTCACAGTCTTATGCTTTGTAAATCCGTCGACCTCAATCTCTTGCCACCTGTACACGTCCATTGTGGCGTCGTACATTGCCTCATACGGGTTATACATATCCTCTCAACCTCCTGTGCCTACGCAGGCCTTTCTTATCGCTCTCTGTTAGGCTATAAATGCTTGCCTTGGTATTGCCGTCCGTCTGGGACCAGGTGATACTTCCGTCACCCTCCTTGATGCTGGCGACCTCAGGACGGTATCCCGTCCCATTGGCCGCCTCATAATCAATGATATCCTTGGCTTTCTTGCGAATAACTGGTTCCAGGATGTTAGGAATGCTTTCCTGGTCAAGATTACAATAATCACAGACCAAAAGAATGACATCGGAAATGAGGATATCCCGTGTATCGTCCTTAATGCCCAGATTATTCTTCACTGCTGTTTTCATTCCCGATATTGTCATTCCATTTACTCCTATCCCAGTTTGTGCTTAAATGCTACAATCCTAATCTGCTTCGGCTCATAGACTGGATTCCAGTTTTTCGGGTCGGACAGTTCAGCCCTGGACGGTCCCTCAGTTTTTGCGACAGAGGCACTGGTAAACGCGACGCCGCGCGGATGAAGTATACTGGTCCGTCTGTTAATCAGATAGTCCACGCCTGAGCCCTTACGCTTCGCACGGTCAGTCTCAGTCGGCACAAATCCTACCGGGTTACCATTACCTAAGGCCACGGCCCCATTGCCAAACAGGTATGTCGTATATACACCGTTTGCAACTGGGCAGCCGTCATCCACAACGACACGCTTTCCCTGATAGGTACCAAAGGCAACATCATTGGATGGCTGCACTGTGTCAATCAGGTTCTGTTTCTTCAGGTATGCCTCCGTAGCGCTGTGCATGCAGATACCAGTCAGCTGCGCCTTGGCATCCCCGAGTTTCTGTTCCGCGTCAATAAACGCGCTACCGCTCCAATTTGCCGCTGTTCCAGATTTACCCGAGATGTCCAGAAGGTTACTTTCCAGCCTTGTTTTTGCGGGCGGTGTGCCAGAACTTCCTGCTGGTACGGTCCCGAAAATACCATTCAAGATTGCAATCAGCTCTTTCTGCGTATCTCTGGCCCAGAACTGCGCCACCAGCGTAGCAATGGCTGCCATAGGGTCTGAACCTGCCAATGCCGCGGACAAATCTGTAGCACTCCACATCTTAGCGCGCCGGATAATGGCTGCCACATCCTTGTTGGAAGAAATCTTATTGTCTGTCAGGTCTTCCCCCTCAATCACCTGCTCAGATTCGCCCGTCAAGTCCTCGAAGAATGGCATGTTGACAGTTGGGGCCGACTGAGATGCAAGCGCGTCAAATTCGCTGTTATTTGCGATAATACCGCACTGTAAAAGCGCAGAAAGCTCCATTGTCCTGTTGATTACATAAGGATTAAAAAGTTCTGGGACAATAACGTCCCGTAAAGTTGTTCCTGGCATTTAATTCACCTTTTCCTTTCATGTGTTAAATAGTTACGCCGGCAGCTGAGGCCAAAGCCTTCGCCTGCGCCGGATTTTCACGAAGCAGTTTTCCCTGCTCAGTGAGGTTAAAACTGTCTTTTGCAAACGGATTCTTGGAAGGAGGTGTCCCTCCGCCGGCCGGTTTGTAATCGGCCCCTGGTTCAGTCTTGAACAGGTGCGGGGATGACTCTTTCAGCGGCTTTACTACATCATCAATCCCAACCGGGTTCCCTTCCTTGTCAAACGTGAATTTATCAATTCCACCCTGTTTATAGATGATGTAATCCGCATCAACCACGCCCGCCTCTTTCAGTTTGTCTTTCAGGGCGTATTCCTTCCGGGTATTGGCTGCCGTTGCCTCCAGTATTGTTACCTTTTCCTTATACTCCTTGACCTGCTTCTGAAGCTCCTCGTTGTCCGCATTGCTCTTTTTCAAGGTATCAATCGTGGTATTTGCCTCTTTCAGCTTTCCATTTACCTCGTCAAACCGCTCCTTCGGCACAAACCCCTTAATGGCTTCATTCCAGATATCCATTACGGCCTGTGCCTGCTCCTCAGATAATCCTTTTGCTACTAATTCTTCTTTTTTCATGTATTTACTCCTTTCGATTCATCTCCACTTGTTATCCCGGTCGTGTCCGGTGATGTCTCCCTCTTTATCGCCTGGGATACCAGGAAGGCGAAAAAATAACACTCAGGATAGTCCTGTGTGCTTATACCTCGGTTATAGTCTGTATTTCTCTTGTCCTAATAAAAACGGCCTTCCCTTCCGGTGTATTGCATATAGCGAATCCAGGCTCCTCACAAACATCATTAGCCCACACAGCTAAATCCTCTGGACTTTTTTCAGTCTCAACCGTGATTTCCCTGTTCCCTGACAATCCAATTTTGTATAACATAATCTCCCTCCAATCCTACATGCTGTTGTTTATCAATCTTCTATATACTCACCCAGGCCCACAATGTCCCCCTTCCTGCACGCCAAGCGCAAACCACTCTTGCAGGTTATCACAATATACTCATTTGGCCCCAGTACTTCATTATCCAGAATCGCCATCATTTCTTCAAAGGAATTATCTACCTGCAAGGCATATCCATTGGACATGAAAATCTCAAGTCTCTTGGCTTCGGAATACATTCTTGTTCTATGCCTCCTTTGCAAATCGCGTTTTCCACTCTTTATATGTCATATCTGCCGGAACATCCACATACTTCCCAGTTCTAGGGTCTCTGGCCACACGGGTCATGTCGGACGTATCTGTGCCATCATAGTACGGAAAATCTGTACACCGGCAGAAACAATGGAATGGTGGCATGTTCTTCCCTGTGATAGCCTTTTCCACTTCATACACTTTTCCGTCTAAGTCCCCGCAAATATCGCATGTCTTGCTGTCCAACGTCGCCAATATCTGGTACTTCTCCACGCCATCTGCCTTGTACCCGGCATGCGTGGCTTCGTTTATCAAGAAAGAACTTTCTGTGTGGAGCAAACGATAGGCGTCAAACTTCTTCGTGTTCATTTTCTTAGCAAAATCCGATGCCAACGTTTGAGGATTCTTCCCCTGCACCATCATAGTTGTAAGGGATTCCATCAACTGTGTTTGCAAATATTCCTTCTGTTTCCATATACGCGCGGAGAAATTAGCGCCATTAAACGGATACTTCAGCAGCTCTTCCACAGCAGCAGGGTCAACTTGCGCGAATGCTGAATGAAAACCCTTGTGCTGGTCGATGTTGTACCATGTCCTATAATAGCTGTCGGCATATACTTCCTGCATTGCTTTCTCGCCGCTGGTCTGATAATCAATCGCATACAACTCGCGCAATAAGGCATCAATCTGCACTTCCAGTGCCTGATATCGTGTAATCCTAGCCTTGATGGACATGTTGTTGACGGTCTGGTTATATTTCCCAATATTATCCATCGCGAGTGTTATAAAGTCTTCCAGTTCCCCCAGCTCTTCTTTACTAAGCCTTACTTGCGCTGCTGCATAGGACAGTCCATTTTCTTTCGCGTACCGAAAGTAGAATGATTCTATGGCTTTCTGCAACTCGCGCTTTGTCTGGTTAAATGCTTTTTCCAGTTTGGTATAGTACCGGTTGACCTGCATTTCTCCGGCCTTATAGGTCTCAAGCTGCCGCTTTTCCCAATAATCCATCATTCATCACCGCCCTGTCCTTCGCCATCCAGAGACTTTTGTGGGAACATATCGGATATTTCTTTTTTACCTTCTTCCTCCTGTTTCTGAAATGCATTCCAGCTTCGCTCAAAATCCTCCACCCACGGATGTTTGCGAACAATATCCTCATCCGCAATCACACCCTTACTCTGGGACGCTATCTGTGCCTCCTCCAGGTCGTTCTTAACACTGGTCCTGGTCCAAGTCTGGATGACGGTGTCATCCTTGATTGGTATGCCCATTACCCGGCAGGCGCAACGGATGAACCGGCCAAAGCCTATCTTAAATTCCGTCTCCATAAGCCCCGCCTTGAGTTCCAGCAGGGAATACAAAAAACCCAGGGCCACGCCTGAACTGTTCCCAAAGTTCTGAGGGTCCGGGTCAATGCCTTGGCCCTGCTCGAAGATGCACTTCCGGGTCGTGGCTAGTAGCTCCTTGCGGGCCTCCACTGGAAGTTCAATGGTCAGCGTGGATACACCTGACTTATCTTCTGTTCCTTCACTTTCAATCTGAATTGCCTTGTAGTCCTTAAGCTCCCGCAGGAACTGTCCTAAATCTTCCCCGCCGTAATTCGTAAGAACAAAAATGACCTCCTGAATATCTTCCAGGTCATTAACAAAACCGCTGAATACCCCGCAGTATACATCAATCAGGGGCTTGATATCGTCCAGATCGCCTGTCCCTGTGTTATTATTGAAGAATGGGAAAAATGGCACCTCTCCAATGTCGTGAGGAAATTGGCTGACCAGATTGGAATTACCATCCGCGTCAATCAATGTGAAGGAGTGGTATGGCATCAGTCCATCATCCACACTGCTTCCAGCCTGTACTGCATAAGCCTGGCATTCCCTGTCGTTCCAATATTCATATACATCCAGTTCTTCTCCCTCATCATTGATATCATGATAACAGCGGAGCACGCCCTTTAACTCTCTCTCCAGACTCTTGCCCCATACCGGTATGATTTCTTCCGGGGGAACCACTGCATACTTATATCCATTTGAGGCCTTATCCTTCCATAGGTGTATCCATCCTACTGATGCGTTAGAGGCATCCACACATAGGTCTTTACAGGTCTTTGCATATTCATCCCCCAGAAACGCGGTAAGGGCCTTATTGGCTGATTTGTCTCCAAGGTCGAACAATGGAGGAGCTGTAAACATGTAGGATGCCTTTTGGTTCACCAAGAGACCGTGGAAGTTGAATGGGATCCGGTTGTCCGCATTACGGAGCGGGTTTTCTCCTGTGTCTGACTCCTTCTTTTTAAGCGGCTTCATCAGGATGTCCGTCTTGTTTCGGTAATACCGTTTCGCAGTCTCTACTCGCATTAGGAAGTCTCCATGCCCTGCCATATGTTTCTTGATCAGTTTCTTTATCGCTTCAAGTTCCATGTTATTTATCACCTCACTTCATAACTTTCATTCCGCTACCCTTGAGGTCTGATACCTCATAATCATCCAGTCCATACCAGATAGCGGATAGTGTATGGGGGTCAATATTGAATTCATCCTCAATGATTTCCCCATCCTTATCCACGGCAAATGTCAATTCTTTTAGCTCATTGATGATGTTCTGACATCGGTCTGAGCATACAATACTCCTGAACCGCTTGACCTTTTTGGTGTACACCTCCCGGGACCCCTTGAACTTCCTGCATGGCTTTATCCGGAACCCCTGTTGCTTGTAATACCGGATAGCTTTCGGCTCCGCGCAGTCAGCCTTGATAAGTATGTCCTTCCATTTCTCTATGTCCCGCGCAATCTCCGGGTCTGTCTTATCCCTGGAATAATATTCGTCATACAGATAAAGAATTTTATTATCGTGGTCTATCATCATTCGTACAACAGCGTTGTATGAGGTAACGAAACCAAAGTCCATTCCGTTCTTTTCAATCGGATTGGTAATCCCCTTCATGCATTCAGCAACTTCTCTTTCGGTACGTACTTCAAACTGCGGGAACACCAGCCTTCCATTAATACCAAAGCGTCCCTTTCTGGCCACCCGGTACAGATCCGGATCGTGCTTCTCCAGCTCATCCAGCTGCGCGATGTAATCCGCCGGCACAAAATAGTTGTCATCCACCGTGCTGTGGTGATAGTACGTGTTGCCGACCACCATTATTCGGTTCTGATACAGTTCCTCATCATCCAACACCTTGTAGCCGGCTGCCTTGTCCTGAAAAAAATACTTGTAAACCCAGTTGCTTTTGCTGACAGGGTTTGTGGACAGAATAATGTGATTGCTGAGGGTCGGATGACGGAGACGTCCCAGAATCTCCTTGAATCCCGCATACTTAACTTCAGAGCACTCTTCAATCCAGACAATGCTGACACCATTTAAGGATTTTAGCTTTGCTGGCTTATCCATGCCCTTGAAGATGATTCGGCTGCCATTGCTGAACCGCGCCTGCATCGGAGATGTGGTGAACGTAATATAATCCGTAACCTCCATGGCCTCAGCCACTTCCTGCAGCAAGTCAAAACAGGAATCCCGGATGGTATCGAACACTTCGCGGACTACCAGGGCCTTGCGTTTCTCTTCCAGCAGCTTCTTAATCAGCTTCACGGCAATATGGTAGCTCTTAGAACTGCCATAACCCCCAACAGTCAGATATATTTTGTGATCCCAGTCGTGGACGAAATCAAAGAAATGGTCATTCAGAGTAAAATCTACGTAATGTATATCAGGCATGCCTTTCACTTGCTCTCCCAAAAGTTATCTGGATCGGCTTCTCCTCATCCTTTTCAACCTGTGACTTCAGAACTGCAATCCTTGCTTTCTGCTCCTCACTGGCCAGCTCCCAGTTTTTATGCAGGAGCTCATCATACTGTTTGATAAGGCCCTCCAGCGTTTTTTGGGCCCTGGCCTGCGCCTGCAGGAAATTGCCATGCTTGTCCCAGGCCTGCTGTACCTCCCAGCGCTCCTCCGTCACCGTCTCCCCATCCTTTTGGCCTATCTTAGTGATGGTCACGTCCTTCTGGTCCCTCACATACATGATGGACTGCGCCCGGATAATGGCAGCATAGGCTATCTGCACCTGGTCCCATAGGATGTCCAGCGGGTCCGTGGGCATCTCCTGGATAATGGAAACGGTCTCCTCAGGCAAGTACTTGCTGAAGAAACCGTATTTTTCTGCGTTCTTATTTAGGTCAGGGGCGCCACCTTCATTCCCAACAGCGTTCTGGTTACCGGGCTGGCCTCCCTTCTTTCTTTGCGAACGTTCGCTTTTCTTATCCGAACGTTCGTTATCCCATTTGTGTGTACACTTCCAGCGGCGGACCGTCCCCTCTGGCAAATTTAGTTGACTTGCAATCTCAACTAATTTGATGCCTTTCCGGTACATGGCCTCAGCCTGTTCTATTCTTGAGTCTGGCGCTCTAGCCATTTAATCTCACCTCATTTCGTGTTGTTTTGAAGGAGGCCCGGACGCCCTAAGTTTCAGACGCCGGGAAATGGGTAACAAAAAGGACACCCGCTAAGGATGCCCTTTTTTATAAAAACGCTTCCCCACAACATCGGAACACCTTGAATCGAACAAGGGACCTGCGGCTTATAAGGCCGCCACTCTACCACTGAGTTATGTTCCGTTAATGCGTACCTGCATCTAAGTACCCAGCATCTGGATACCCGATGCGCCAGTACGCCAGTGTTTCAGTCTGCCAGCATATTCAGCGGTACCTTGTGCCGCAGTCGCGATGCCAGCGAGTCAGCTGCCAGGCTGTAACACCTGGCGGCCGCTATTTGTGGGGAGGGTGCAAAATCAATCAGCTTTCCGCTTCATCCAATTCTGCATATTACAATTATAAATCGTCCAAAAGGACTTATCAAGGACATCATTTTGACGCAGTTTGTCAAGCCCTTAATCAAGCATAATTGCATCCGCTCCAAACAGATATATGCTCAGTATCCCAGTGAGCTCCGTCACCCACCGTCTTGCCGTTCTATCTGAACAATTCAAAAGCTCTCCAATTTCGTTAGGCTCCATACCATCAAAGTACCTATACTTGAATGCCAGATACTTCTCATGCGTATTCTTCCGACACTCCTCATCCTCCAGGAGCTTCAAGCACTTGTCTATGTGTCCTATCATGACAATACTCCGGAGCTTGCTCTTGAGGATACTGTTGATAAAGATATCTTCCTCTGTGAACTCCTCCAGTTCATCGCCATTATCCATGTCGGACAGTTCTGCCACTCCCTCCTCCACGCTCTGACAGATGCGGTTATAATTCTCCATCAGCTTCTTGGTGTTCTGGAATACCTTTATTCTCTTTTCCCTCCGGAGTTGCTTCTCATGCTCCTTAAGGGCTTCCCTTGCGGCCAGCCTGGCCACTTCCTCCAATGCTACCGTCTGTTTCACCGGCATCACCTCCTCCCGCATCCAGGTACGGGCACGCCCAGCACCCGTACCGTATCCTGCCCTTGTTGTTGCGCTGGCCATCACACCCGTGATGCCCGTTGTCTATGTAGCATTGTCTCATAGTACCGTATCACTCCCTTCGGCAGCCTGCGCAGTCCCGGAACCGGGCACAGGCTGGTGTACATGTAGGCTGGCGCCGTTCGGATACGCTCCTTGATTGCCTCGTCCGCCTGGGCGGCCAGGGCCTTGCTGCGGTCGATGCGGCTGACCTTGGACTGCTTACTGCTTTTCTTTCTCATAGGCACCACTGCCTCATTACGTCTGTTACCACCTTTAGGAGCTGTACTGCAAGATTCAGTCCTATATAAAATCCTGCTCCTACGATGATGCCAAAGCTGTACCATTCAAGTACCTTTTTAATACACTCCTTGCACATCTCCTGCTTCTCCTTTCGTATCAAAGTATCTAGTCGATAACAAAATCAAACCAGTGACAGTTAAAATCTGTCTCTTTTTCCGGAATTGACATACAGGCACCCACCGCATCTTTCACGTATAGTTCACCGTTAATTTCTATGACAGTCATGGGATAATAGCCAAATCTTCGTACTTTGCAGTCGATTTTTTTACCCACAAGGTCTTTTGCGTTGCCCTGATATAATTTCATTTATTTTTCCTCCTCCAAATTCTAATTCTGATTACAACCGGCATCCCCAGGTTCCTTCACAAGTTCCTTGTCCATCTGCCTTATTACCTCGGGCCACTCACACAACCCGGTGTCCTCTATCGCCACTGTTCTCCAGCTGCAGGTATCGCAGTCCTTACCATCATCCCACGACTGTGCCATCCTTCGGCACTCCTGGTAATCCTTCTCCATCTCGTCCGACACATCCAGGCGCAGCTCCGTATGCGGCGCCGGGAATAATTTAATCTTTCTCACGGTTCTCCTCCTTCATCTCCTTTAGAACTCTGCACACTGTCCCTTCATGCAGCCCCATATCATCCGCAATCCACCGGTTGCTCCGGCCTGCTTCATGCAGCGCCATCACCTTGCCTTTGTCTACCCTCTTGGCCCGTTTGGGATGACCGTCCACTGCGGACCTATCTTCCACGCCGGAATCCCTGGATCCGCTTTTATTTTTGTCAATGGGGGGGGCACCACGCATCATACGTTCAAGCTCGAAATTATCCATTGCAGGTTCGTTCCGGAAGAACAGGCAGCCCTCCAGCAGGTTTTGCAGTGTATCCGGGGAATAGTCCGCCCATCGTTTCGGCTCCGAGGTATTCGGCGCCATAATATTAATCTCCTGGCCTACGGCAGCCAGCCGCAAGGCCTCTATCATATCAATCTGTTTCACGAACATAATCCTTAACCTCCTCCAGTCTGCTGATTGAGACTTCATACGCAATCCGTTTCTCACACTCGGCCTCACTTAGTTGCTTCACATATTCCCTACTCTGTACCCGGCCCCATGTCCTGACCCTACTCCCCACCTCAAGACCGGATGCATACCGGGCATTCCGGGCCCAGCTAATGCATGGTATGTAATCAGACTTGCCATATGGTCGGTTGACGGCCAGAAGGATGTCCGCAATCTCTCGTCCCAGGGGAGTCCTGCGATAAACCGGCGGCTTACAGATATAGCCGTCCAGGGATATCCTGTTTGTTTTTGTATAATCTGTAAATTCTTCCATGAAACGGACTTCCCGGACAAAAACGGACAACTCCAGGCGGTTTCTGATGCCCTCATGGCGGTTATAGGAACGGAACTGGCCAATGGCCTCCATCGTACCCCCGGAATAATCCCGGCGCACATCCAGCAGACGTTCGGACACCATTAACGGTAGGATATCCTCCTGGCCACTGAGCCGCCTCACAGCAACATCCACCATATAAAAGCCTTCTCCAAAAGCCTCATGGCTAAAGGTAAATTCCGATACAATCTCACCAATTACACTTACCTTGTTGTTTTCAATCATTTTTTCTGACATAGTACATCCTATCCTTTCTTCACCTTCTGAATCTCTTTCAGTTTCTCAATCAATAATCCCCGGTTCGTCTCACAATCCCGGAATAACTTCCCATCCCGCAGCATATAGTACTCATGCCGGCCGTAACCATCATGATATTTGGCCTCATAGCTTCCTGACGCATATCCATCGAATATCCTTGCGTGGTATACCTTCACCACCATGCTGGTGCCGTCCTCCAGGTCATACCGGTAGTACCGCTCCCCGGTCTGCTCTGTTTCAATCCATAACGGCCACGTCTCATATGCATCCACAAAGGCAGCCCGTTGGTCATTGTTCTTAAGCACCGGAAGCGCTGGCTGTTTGGGTTCTTCTGGCTCCGGTTCTTCCAGATTACACAGCATACCCGCAAGAGCTGCCACCAGTATCTTTTTCTTCCGGAGCAACTTTTTTCTCTTTTTTCGGCTTCATTGCCCTGATAACAGGTATCTTCATATCAGGGGTGACCTGCTCCCTCAGCTCCTCACTCATGGGGAGCATCTCTATCAGCTGACTGACGTTGTACACCTCATACTGTTCTTCCAACCTGGGCAGCTCCCCCGGCTCTATCGGAATGCCGAACTTATCGTACAGGTTGATGCACCTGGACGCCCAGGACTTGTCCTTGCCATATTCATCACCCAAAAACTCGTTAAAGCTGTCGTAACCTTGTCCCTGCCACAGCTTTTCATCCCGGATGATTTTCAGGTAATAACCGAAGCCTACAAAACCATTTTTGATATCCTTGTAGGCTATATTGGCCAGCCGCCTGGTATCTATAAAGGTCAATCCTGTTTTCTTAACTTCCTCCATCACTTTTCCCCTTTCACTCTGCTTATTCTGGCTTTAAGGGCCGTAAGCAATGAATCCTGGGTAACCTGCTTATTCTGCAGGGCTGCCATGACATCCTCATCCATGCATCCGGATACAATCAAATGGTGTATGATAACATTATCCGTCTGTCCCTGCCTGTGCAGCCTGGCATTTGCCTGTTGATACAGTTCCAGGGACCAATTAAGGCCAAACCATACTATGATGTTTCCACCCGCCTGGAGATTGAGTCCGTAAGCGGCACTTGCCGGATGCGCCAGGAGTACATCTATCTTCCGCTCATTCCACTGGCTGATTACGCCCGGGCCCTTAAGTTCCGCTACCCTAAGTCCCTTCGGAAGGCACTTGATGATACGGGACTTGTCATGCTGGAAGTTGTAGAATACCAGTATCGGTTTCCCCTGGCTGCCTTCCACAATCTCCTTGAATGCCTCCAGCTTCTCACCATGGACCTCCACTGCATTCTTGTCATCGTCATATACCGCGCCATTACAGAACTGGAGGAGCTTCCCGGTCAGCACAGCCGCGGATCCCGCATCCAGCGTGGCCTCGTCCACCTCCAGAAGCATCTCCTGCTCAAACTTCTCATAGGCTACCTGCTCCTTGGCGTTTAACCGGACGTGTATGATATTATCGATGCGCTCCGGAAGCTGCAGGTAATCCTTAGCCTGGAGGCTAATACAGATATCCGCTATCTGCTGTTGGATCACTTGGTCGGCCCCTGGCAATGGCGCGTATGAAAAGATGGTGTCCCGGTTCCTGGATGCCGGGGAGAAGTATTCATCCCTGTATTGGCCTATCCTTGTCCCCAGCCGCTGTCCCTGGTCAAGCAGGTATATCTGTGACCACAGGTCCAGAAGGCCGTTTGGCGCCGGTGTACCGGTCAGCCCATAAATTCGGCGTATGTGGTTCCTCACCAGGCACAGGCTCTTGAAACGCTTGGCCTGCGGATTCTTGAAACTGGACAGCTCATCTATGATTACCGTGTCAAACGGCCAGGCGTTGCGGTAATGGTCCACAAGCCATTGCACGTTATCCCGGCTCAGCACATACACATCTCCCGGGGTATTAAGGGCCTTTATCCGCTTTTCTCTGCTGCCAAGCACGGGGATAATCCGAAGCAGTTTCAGATGGTCCCATTTCCCGGCCTCTCGGGTCCAGGTATCCTCCGCCACTTTCTTGGGTGCTATTACCAACGACTTCCCGACCTCAAAACGGTTATACCGAAGGTCATTGACCGCGGTCAGGGTAATCACGGTCTTCCCAAGGCCCATGTCCAGAAACAGCCCCAGGGCAGGGTCCGTTATCATACGGTTGATGCAGTATCTCTGGTAATCGTGCGGTACAAACTTCATGGCTGCTCCCGCTTTCTCGATTCCTCAAGGAATTCCTTCAGTTTCCAGTCCTGCCAGGCCGGATCCTTTCCCGCATCTGACGCTATGTACATGATTGCCCTGCCTATATCTGGCTCCCGGTCAAGCACACAAGCTGCGCACCCCAGTTCCCTTAGGGCATGTATCCTTTTACTCTGCAGTACTGTCGCTTTCTTCCCCTCCTGTTTAAGCTCCACGAACCCGATGCGGCCTCCAGGAAGGACCACCAGCCGGTCCGGCACGCCGGCATTACCGGGGGAGACAAATTTGAATGCGATACCGCCACATTTCTTCACTGCTTCCGTGAATTTCTTTTCAAGCTCTTTTTCTAGCATTTTGGCGCCTCCTCTTTATCCCTTGGCAACAACGGGCTACAGCATTCTATATATATATATACGCGTATGCGGGCGCAGGGGTATTATATATACATTACCCTTTATTTTATATTTTTATATATAAGAATGTTGCTACTGTTGCTTAAGGGCTTAAGCCTTGAAAATCAAGGGTTTTTACAGCAACATTGGATTGTTGCATCCTGTTCCCGTTGTTGCCTTTTACAATTTTTGGAATGTTGCCGGGCGACAATCTAATCTTGCCTCCTGGCTTAAGACATGTCCCCTCTGTTTTCCATAGTATGGGCCGAATGGAATGGCTCCGGAGCTCCGTTCCCATCCAGGCAGACCGGATAGTATGCTGTTGATTTCATGGGCATCCGACTTCTTCATCATCTTCAAATCCCCATAAAAGCATTCACACCATATCTCTGCTGCGCACACCCTGTCACGCGGCAAAAGCAGGTTCTCATCATAATCCCGCCCCGCAAAGTTCCAGAACTCTCTCCTGGCTGCCAGGTCCTTCCGGCTCCAGTCAACCGGTATCTTTCTGCCCAGGAACTCCCGGATGATACCCTCCTTAGGATTGCTTTCCTTATGCTCCTCCTGCTGGCGTACCGCTTCTTCCGCCACGGCTCCCTCCAGAAACAGCTTCTCGCCGCACTGCCATCTCATAAAGGCCTCCGCCCAAATCTGGTCCACCTCACCCGGCAGCTGCCCAAACACATTTTTTCTGCTGGGGATTTTTCCAAGGTCAATCGGCCAGAACCGCCTGTTGCCTGTCTGGTCTTTCAAGAACTCTTTGTCATTGGTTGTTCCTACGATGATGCAGGAACGCGGAAATGGCTTCGTCCGCCTTCCGTACGGCTCCCTGTAGACATCTTCTGTTTTACTCATGAACTGTTTGACTGTGTTCATTTCTGACTTATTCATACCGGCCAGTTCCCCGGCTTCTATAATCCAATATCCCTGTATGAGCTCCGCGGCGTCTTTGCCCTCAAACGTTGCCAGGCTGTCAGAATACCAGTCCCTTCCCAGGAAGCGGAAGAAGGTACTCTTTCCCACTCCCTGGGCTCCTGACAGTATCAGCATGCTGTCAAACTTAATTCCCGGAACCATTGCCCTGGCCACGGCTGCCGTCAATGTCTTGCGCATGGCTTCCCTTGTATAGGTACTGTCCTCCGCCCCAAAATAATCAGTCAGCAGGGTATCAATACGAGGAATACCATCCCAGACCAGCCCGGTCAGATATTCCCTTATCTTATGCTGCTTATGGTTTGTCGCATATACAGCCATTGCATCATATATCCTCTCTTTCCCGGTTATCCCGTATACTTTCTCTATATAATGCCTGAGCCCGGAGTCATCCTCGTCCGCCCAGGCTCTCAGCTTGTAATTGTCCTTCGGCGCCTCCCAAGGCATGGCCTGTCCAACAACCGCCCTGTTTGCGAACTCATCATGCCAGAACCGCCCGTTCAGTTTTGGGTCATGGTTCAGTATAATGAGGACATTGTCGATGGTATTGAGGGGCTGCCCTGTCCGTGAGCTGCACTTAAGCTCTCCCATCCATTCAAAATCCGGGACTACCTCTGTCTCCCCCTGGTCAGGCTGTGAAAAGTCCTCCTGAGCCTTCCTGTACCGCTCCAGGGCCATTGCCTTGGATACCGGCTCCTGCTGCAGGGCAAACTCACACATGGCCTTAAATGATGGCAGCTGTGTCACTGGGGTTTCCGGTTTCGCGTCATAATCCTCCTCGTTGAATTTATGGAGGCGGACCAGGTCGAACGCGTTGCAGAGTTTCCCGCTGGCCGGATCCGTGGCATGGTGGCTGTACAGGAAGTTCCCGCCGTCATATAATACGGCGCCGCCCATGGTTGATCCCTCGCTGTATGTATACCGGCCCTCCCCGCAGGGGATGTACGCATCCGGTATAAACTGTGCGATGGCTTCCGTCACATCGTACGTCTGGCAGAATGCGCCTACCACCCCCTGCTTTTCAAGCGGGTTACCCTGCTTCTTTGCCGACCGGTCGCGGAGCTTTGCGGCCCCCGGTACCTCAGGCCATTCTGCCACGTTGCGCCAGTTTTGGTAGAGCCTTAGAACCCCGTCCTTTGACAGGAATGGCTTATCCCCATAAAGAAATACATACTCGCTGTCCGCGCTGCAGCTTGGCCAGTACATGAGCCGGACCGGCTCAAACGTGGTAGGGTCAAATATCTGTATCCCCAGGAAAGCCGCCACCTTCCGGGCTATAGGCTCATATTCATCGGCCGTGCATGCCACGTCCAACGGGAGGATGATGCGCAGCCTGGGGGCCGCGCCCTCATGTTTCCTTGTGGAATATACGGCATAGGAACACCCCAGTGCCTCCACGGCATTCAGAACCGCCTGTGTCCCTCCCGGGATGATGTTGTCCGCATCCAGTGTCACCAGGTGCCTGTCACCGGCGTTCTCATTCCTGCGGGCCTCCCCGTTCAGTTCCCCGCCGACAAAGCCTCCGACATCCTTTAATTCATCCTGACGCGCCTTCGTAAGCCCTTTATACTCCGCAAAGGTTTCACCCGTGCGTTCCGGCCTGGATATCCGTTGGACGAAGTCCGACCACAGGAGCTCCTGCCGGTGCCATGACGTGGCTTTCCTGCTCGTACCTACTGATATTCTGATTTTCCTGTCATTCACGAACATAAGCCTACTCCTTTTTGTAATAATCTCCTGTGAATCCATCCGCATTCAGAGGAAGCCCCTCAGCCCATGCCGGAGGCCTGCACATGAGGCTTATTGCCTCCTCCAGACTCTGCCTGCCGCCCTTGGGAATTTCCAGTATCACCTCGTCATGGATGTGGAAGTTAATCCGGTATCCTGCCGTATGCAGGTTCACCATGGCGTTGGCCAGGCAGTCTCTTGCCACGGCCTGTACGATATTCTCCGTGAGCTTGCCGCCGTAGGTCGGGAGCAGATCCCACTTATGGCTCTTTTGATTCTGCCCCATGAAATATATCCGCTTGTAATTCCTCTCGTCCGGAATCATCCGGGGTTTAAGGTAGAACAGCTTACGGCCGCTCGGCAGAGTGATCATCATCCGGTCTGCGTCCCTTGAGAAGGAAATGCCGTTCGGCAGGGATGATATCACACCATATTCCACGCATTCCGCCGCGTGCCGCTCTATGCTGTACCACAGGTCCACAATCCGTTTGTTTGATGCCCGCCATCTCTGTACGATGTCCGGCAGTTCTTCCTCATGAAGGCCCATCCGCAGGGCGCCCATCTGGATAAGTGCTCCGGCGGCTCCCTGGTATCCCAGGGCAAGCTCTGCGACCTTTCCCTTACTGCGCAGGGCGTACTCCGGGTTCCCCTTCCTTATCTTCTCTATCGGTACCCCGAACATGGTACTGGCCGAAGCCTCGTAAATCTTCCCGTGTGTCCGGAACACCTCCAGACGCCATTCCTCCCCGGCCAGCCAGGCAATCACACGCGCTTCTATGGCTGAGAAATCGGCCACGGCGAACATATACCCGTCTCCCGGTATAAAGGCCGTGCGTATAAGCTGAGAGAGCGTGTCAGGCACATTCCCATATATAACCCGGAGGGCATCCATTTTTTGTTTCTGTACAAGCTCCCTGGCCGTATCCAGGCTGTCAATATAGTTACGCGGCAGGTTCTGCACCTGCACGAGCCTTCCGGCCCATCTTCCCGTACGGCAGGCCCCATAGAACTGCAGGAGCCCGCGCACCCGGCCATCATCACACAACGCATCCTGCATGGCCTGGTACTTCTTCACCGAGGTCTTTGCCATCTCCTGACGTATCCGAAGCATAGCCTGTACGTCATCGGTTCCGGATTCCTGAGCCAGGAGGTCTGCAACCGTCTGCTTGTTCAGGCTCTCTATCTCCACGTCCGCATTGTCTATGACCCATTGTTTGAGCTGGGCTACGCTGTTCGGATTCTCCAGCCCTGTGATATCCCGGGCCTTTTCCGTGAGTTCCTCCGTCATTTGGGCACTGATTGCCAATGCTCCGTCTATCAGGACCGTATCGAGGGCCACCCCGCCGATGTTAATGGTCTGGTCAATCACCCATAACTGATGCTCAAATGCAGGCACGGGATATTCCGCCAGCCGGTTCTTGATTTCCCGTTCGGTCACCACATCCTGGCCACAGTATTCCTTAAACAGCTTCCACTTATCCGGGGCATGTTCCGGAAGATTCCTGGTACGCCCACCGTTCCGTTTCGTACGGGCGCATGGGGTACAGAAATATTTAATCAGGGACTTACCAGTAGACAGTTTCCGCTTGTCTTCGGGAAATTCCATGGCCCTGCCGATGGCGTCCAGCCCTCCTGCATATCCGCAGTACCAGGCATGGACCATGGTGCATTGCCATTGCTCCAGATGTGTCTCAAAGAACTTACTGAGGCAGTAATATTCAAATGCTGCATTGAATGCCGTCTTCATGACTTCGGGCCTGTGCAGATCCATGACCGTGAAATACGGGATTTTCTCCCCCTGTGCCAGGTCTACGACCTGTACCGGATTATCGTCATAAGCATAGGCAAACAGAAGGATTTCAAAATCAGGGGACTGTACATATTTGTACAGCCCTGATTTCCGGATGTCTACACTGCTATATGTTTCTATGTCAATACTCAGGGTCCTCAAATCCCCATCACTCCCCCGGCTGGCAGCGGCCTTCCCGTCACCGGGTCAATCGCCTGCTGGTACTGCGGCAGGGCCCCCGGCTGCGGTGCTGAATACCCAGACGCCATTGCGGAAGGATATCCGCCCATTGCTGGCTGCTGGTATGGCTGCATTTGCTGTGCAGGTTGGGAATACCCCATAGCCTGATATGCCGGCTGGCCGTACCCGTTCGGGGCTGCCGCGGAACCTGCATACGCATTGGACCCGCCGAAGTCTTCTTCTGCTGTCGTCCTGCCGGACAGGGGTTCCCCGTCGGCAATTTTCTGCACGTTGTTAAGTCCGCATCCCACTCCGCGGTTACCATTTGTATTGTATGGATAAAAGTTGACGGTTGCCCGGGCATAGCAGCCGGAATAAAATGCATTTGGGTCAAGGATTGGCTGGATGTTGATATCCACCACGGAAGGCCTGGTCCTGCTTGATGCACGCAGTACCCAATGGCCCCGGCACTCCTCTCCCCAGGGCTCTCCGTTCTGTTTGGTCCCGTCACCGTCATACAGGGGCATGGATGGCCTTGCCGGCATCTGGCCGCCAAACGTTTTCTGCAGCCCCTCCTGAAGAGCACGGTTCATTTCTGCCACAATTGCATTGTATGTATTCACATCGGATTTTGGGATAAGCATGGTTATCTGATATTTGGCCTCCCCACCACCTGGCGGTGTAGATGGCTCAAACACATGGGCGTAACTTGCCCTGAATCTTCCAACTAACATGTTTTTTCTTCCTCCTTATATTGATTCTCCCCACCGAAATCCTCCTGTGGGGTAGTGTCCTTTTGGTATGGTGGACGCTTGTCCTCCTTAGGTGCAAGCGTGGGTTTTCCTTTTGGTTTCACAATAAACGGCATAAGGATTGTGTTGTAGTCATCCTTATTGATCAGTTTCTCCGCCTCAGTCAGTGTTACCGGAATCCGCTCGTAAAACAGGGCCTTCTTATATCCGGCCTCCACCAACGCGGCATACGCCTTATCTGGGTCGGGGAGCTCCCGGTTGCTCCTGCCCTCCACCAGTTTCCACCCTGGAACATCCTCATCCGCCAGCAGTTTGTCGAGAGCGGCCGCGCGGACCTTCTTGATCCAGGGTGCTACGAATTCGAGAAGGGGAAGGAGGGAGCCAATTTCATCATTGGTCAGGAGTTCTGCGGGTATCATCTTCCCTGTAATTGGGTCCGTATGTTTCTGCAGGGCCGCCATGTTTTCCTCCATCCGGAACCGGCAGGTTCCCGCGGCAGGACAGAAGCAGTCGTCACACCAGGAGCCCTGCCTAAAATCTCCCTTGCCTTCCCAGGCCAGTTCCGCTGCAGGCTTTACGGTCTGCTCTGACCAGGTGTGGAGCCGACTGGCTGAAAGTTCCCATCGGGAGAAATTCTTTGTCCGTGGCTGCACAATATGCAGGATGACCCGTTCTACAGGAAATACAATTCCGTACTCAGCAATAGCCCCGACCGCATACAGCATCATCTGCGGATTTTCCTCCGCACTGACTGTAATGCCCTTACCATACTTGAAATCCACCACATGGCAGTCTGTACCGCTCAGAATGATACAGTCAGAGAAGCCGTAGCCATCCCGGGCAACATGCCCGTAATGGACTTCCTTTTCAATCACAATCTTAGGCGGCACCGGATAGCTGTAGGCTATCTTCTGTATGTAGTCCACATATTCGTCCGTATAGCGCTCCATCTCAGGGTCATACTGCCCGTGCTTCTTTAATTGATTGTGTGCAGTTTTGAATGTCTTTTCTGGCATACCCGGCTCAATGAACAATTTCCGCAGCTTCAACTCACAGATATCGTGAGCCAGCGTACCTTCTTCCGCGTAGTCAGAGGTTGATTCCGGAAATGCTTCGGACAGTCTCGCAGATGGCGGGCAGTTTATCCATCGTTTGGCACTGGATGCCGACAACAACGCGTGTTTCCTCTCTTCTGCCATTAGATGTTTGCACCTGCCCCTCTCAACTGCGTCACAAGTTCCGGATACCGTTCAACCGGCACTTGCATAAGGGACATTGCGCCAAACTGTCCCAGTATCTGCGTCACATAGTCCCGCTTGCCCTGGTCGATGAGTCCGGTCAGTGCAATGGCTATCTGGTCCTGGGTATAGGATTGTGTGGTGGCTGTCGTTGGCAGTGCTCCCTGACCGGCCTGGCCCGTGAAAGGCTGTTGGTATTGCATCATACCCGGCTGTCCTGCAGCTGCAGTACCAGTACCAGGAAGGCCTGACTGCTGCGGCCCCGAAGTTACCGGTCCTGGGTTCTGATAGTTCCCAGCCATCTGCGTTGACTGCGGGCCGGCAGGAGTAGATTCACTAAAGGAAGCAGTCATTCCTCCCTTTCCTAACGCCTGCGCCAGGTTATTGATTGCCTGTGCGATTGTATCGAGTCCTGTAATATTAATGTTCATGTTTGCCATCTTCGTTTTCCTCCGTTTTCATATTCATGGTTTCCGTTGTATTCTCTTCCCTGCAGGAGCATTTCTCCCCCGGGTCAAGATAGGCCCCACAATGAGGGCATCGGATATAATAGCTCATGCGGCGTGCCTCCTTTTATGGTTGATTTTTCAGCCATAATCCCTTACAATAAGAATGTGCTAAACTATTTGTCCATGGGCCTCTTGCGGTTGCCGCCGCTGGGGTCCATCTCTTTTGCCCTAAGCTCGTCCAACATCTCCAACAGTACACTGTGGCTGTGGTTGTCATCTTGTCCTGGTGTGTAATCAAGGGCAAACTCCAGGGCCGTTATACGTCTTGATATATCAAACATCCTGACACCTCCCTACTCCTTGGCATAGACAGACTTGGTATCGTTGTCATATACCAGCCGCAGCGTGTCGCCGGCACTATCCACAATCATGGCCTCGTTGTTATGTACGGTCAATTTAAAATAGCGCATCTCAAAACCCTCTGACTGCAGCCACTTGCGGATTGCGTACTCCGCGATGCTCTTTGCACCTTTAATCACTTTCCCCTTCCTCCTTTCAAAGTCTCACACCCATGGCCAGCGCCATGACCACTATAGATACCATCCACATCACCAGCAGCCAAATGACCGCCGGCACAATCCATTTAGCTGCCCTCATGATTGGGCCGTCCCGGCGTCTCCTGCGGTGTCTGAAGGTCACCATACGCCTGTGCCCCATGATGTTGGTGAGTACCGCTGTTCCTGGCCCGGTGATGTCCACGCGCCAGCCGGGATACTGGACCGCTGCTTTGGCGCGGATGCGGTGCTCCGCAAATGTTTTAGCTCTCATTGGCTTGTCTCTCCTTTCTATGCTTGTCCTCCATGGCCGCCCTTAGGCGGTCTTTCTCTTCCTACGAAATCCCAGTGGAAGCATTAGATTGTCCTGCAGCGCATAGGCAATGCGCCTTTTTTCTTCATC